TCATGATGGAACTCCTAGAAAGATTGTGAGAAGCCTACATAATCTTCAGCAAAGTAGCTGAAGTCGCAGTAGTCTTGCACCGACAAGAGCCCTACATCAGGCACTGTGACGGATTCTACACGAGCTGTAGCGAAGAGCAAGACTTTTGCCTCTGCTGCAACCAGTGATTCAAAAAAAGGCTTTTCAGCCAGAAACACGGAAACGTCGGCGGGGGTAACGCCGTGCGCCAGACTTTTGGCCCAGTCGATGAAATCGTTGTCTGCAACAGTTACCTGCTCTGTTTTGGGCAGGGAAGACACACGGGCGTCGGCGTCGGCCACTGTCACGTCGTCCGCAAAGGTGCGCAAGAACAAAAGCAACGTGGTCAGCGAGTCCTGCATTTCGATCGAGTCGGACAGGCCCTTGAGCGCGGAAACCGTCTCGTCGTCGGCCATGCTAAACGTGTCAGCCAACGCTTTATTGGCCACTTTTGCGACTAAATCTTGCAGCGCTTGGTTGTCTTGTAACAGCTTGAGCGCTGCTGTTGTCGTAGCATCGTTGACAAAAGTGACGTTAGAGATGCCCTTGGCAAAAGAATAAGTCGCCCCGTCGACAGCCTCAGAGCCGTCGTTCATCGCAAAGCCGTCGGCCAAAACTTTAAGAGCCGCTACAGACGCGGAGTCAAGCGTCGTGTAGGCGTCAACCAGCGCTTTGGCTAAGTCAAAATTTGACGCATCAAGCAACAATACGCTGTCGGGAATGAACTTAAAGCGCCCGGACGTATCCAGTATGGCACCAACGGCCAAGTCGATGTAGTTAATCCTCGCCGCGGGGAGCGCGTAAGCTACCGTTGCAGCAAGATCATCACTGACCGTGACAGCGGCGCGCAGCCGCACAATGGTTGTGGAGCTGGCGGTTGTGTTGGGAACAACCTTAACGCCCATCAGAAATCCTGTCGAATCTTGAACTTCAGCGAGTCGTAGACCGTCTGAATTTGACCGTCGGAGAACGTGATCTCGATCTCGCCTTCATAGTCTCCAGGCTCGCCGGCGAGCATTTCAGGAGCCGTAGCAGGGTAGAACGCTACCACACCGCCAGAGCCGTTGGTCACCGCGCCGGTCACAGTCGCCGTAAGAGTTTCAGCGCCAGCAGCGCGGAACTTCAAGAGCACCGTGGCCCCGGTAATGTTAATAGCCGCGCCAGTCGTGTCGTCTGTGATGGTGCAGACAATGGCTGGGCGCGTGTCATTGCGAACGAGGCGAATCTTTTCGGACATGGTGGTTCCTTACACAAACGGGCGCTGGCGCACCGTGAGCTGCACGCCGCGATATTCGCGGATGCGTGTTTTTGTGACAGCCTGCTCGTACAGCGCCTTGTGCATGGTAGCAAGGTTCATGTCAGACCATTCTTTGCCCGGCATGATGGCCAGCTGGGCCACTGTGCCGTTGACCAGAATATCAGCCCAGGTAGCGTAAATCCAGTCCTCGACACCGGTAGCGTCACGTGCGGGCTTGAGCACCGCAGAGACCTTCATCACAGCGCGCTTGTCTGGTGTGGGGAACACGCGAATCGTGCGGTCCGAATGAATCCAGTACAGCCGCGGTGAGCCGATTTCATCACGGCGTTCAAACGGAATCAGACGGAACTCAGTGCGATCGAGCTGCTGCTTGTCGAGCACCACGGCCAGCACGTCTTCGACTTCCGCCTCGGCGTCAAGGTCGTACTCAACCTGGTTCACGGCCAAGTAGATGGCGTCGATGTCGTCCTGCCACAGGTACGTCTTGGTGAAGAAGTCCCGTGCCGTCAACGCCAAATAGGTCTTGATGCTGGCGTTGGGGCAGCCAGGTAGGTGGGGGGTAATCAGCGGGAGAAAGTCGTCCCAGGTCTTCATTATGCGGCTCCTGGCTGCGCTGCAGCCTCAGACTGACCCTTGATGCCCAGACCGTTCTGGAACGCTTGGTAGTGCGCCACGGCGCGCGCAGAGTTAGCCGACACCTCAGCGTCCTTGCTGTAGGCGCGGTACATCACATAGTCGATGAGCACGTTGCCGAAGCTGTCGTCAATGCGGATAACCTCGGCCGTGGCTGGGTCGGCCAACTGTATTTCTGTCAGCGTGTGCGCAGCCGGCACCGACGAGTAGATGATCTCAAGCTGCGCGCCGACGGCCGCAGGCGGGTACACCAGAAACTCACGGGGTAGGCGGGGATCAAACGCGTAGCGCTCGATGGTCACCGCACCGGTGTTGCCGTACCACGAACGGTCCATGTCGTCGAGGGTCTGACGGGTGATGAGCTTGACCGGCGACTTGGTAGCGCTGGAAGCTACGTTGCGCACCACATCCAGTAACTGGGTAGCAGCTGCGAACGTGGAAGTGATCTGTTGGCGAGGGCCAGCTACGCATGCGTAGGTGCCTGTCTTCGCGTTGCTGTCAGGGCGGAAGATAACGATCTCGCGGTACGCGTCGTTAAGCCAGCCTTGCAGCTCAAGGACTGGCCACCGCACGCCGGTGGCGTCTTTCAAAAGCGTCTGGGCTTTCGAGATGACGTCGACAACTTTGACGGTGGCCATGGGTTACCTCGCAGAATTATTCGGTGCCGAGGTCGATCTCGGGTTCAGCTGGGGTAGATTCTACAGCAGCAGGCTTTGCTTTGCGAGGGGTTTTGGAGGCGGACTCTTTGGGCTCTACGTCGACGGTGTTGTCTTCACGATCGGCCAGGGCCTTACCAGCTTCAGTAAAAACCAGCTCGGTGCCTTCAAACACGCCGATCACAATGGATTGGCCGCCAACGGTGGCGCGCGCTTTGTTTGCCAGGATTTGGCCGCCTACGCGGTCCATCAATTCTTGAATTGTCATGCGTTACTCCAAAAGGTAAAAAGGGCCCCGTAGGGCCCTTTCATTGTGCCACGATTAGGCGCTGAGGACAGCACCCCAGTTTTCGCTGCCCAAGCTGATATAGGTACCAGACATGTTGGCAGCCAAAGCCTTGGCGGCGTTAGCAGAACCGCCGTTGATCGCGCCACCGGTAGCGGCGTACACGTTCAAAGAAGCAGCAGAAATGTTCACGATGTGAACGATGTCACCAACGGGACGCTCAGCAGGCAACTTAACACCGTCGCTGGCGGTGCCAGTGGTGACGACGTTAACAGCGCCGGTCAGCGCAGTAGCGCCGGCTTGAGTTTGGGTGGTACCGGCGGTAGCAGTAGCGTAGCCGCCGATGGAACGAGCAAATTGAGTCGACATGGAATACTCCTAAAAATGGAAGAAAGAAAGGGCCCTCGAAGGGGCCCAGTTCATCAGCTGGCGGAACCAACCTGTGCAACGACCAGAGCTTCTGGCTTGACAGTCTTGCGACCGTACACAGCCAAACCGCGGACGATGTCGCCGAAGTCGGTCTGGTTGCGCAGAGGCTCAGTCTTGTTCACGGTCATGGCGAAAGACACAGCGGCCTTTGTGCCAGCAACCATGGTGCGACGGGCTTTAGCGCTGGACACGGTACCGCCGGTAGCGGGATCGGTCAAACCAGCAACCAAGGCCTTGCCTGCAGCGCCACGTGGCAACAGGTTCGACACGTAGACCGTGAAACGGTCCAACATACCGATCTTGCCGCTACGGATGGTCGACTGAGCGTCGCCGGTGAAGTAGGCTTGAGCGATGTTCGACTGCATCAACAGGTGACGATCGAAGGGGCTGATTACCAACCAGCGGCCGTCTTCAGGCACGTTCTGCTCGTCCAACACGGTGGACATACGCAGGATACCCTTCAAGACGTTCTCAGGAGTGGCTTGGTCGATAGGAGTGACATCGGTGCCCAAGTTGTAGGCAGCAGAGATCGCACCAGCGGTGGCGCCTTCGTTAGCAGCAGCAGGGCCTTCGGTCACGAAGCTGTTGAAAAACACTTCGTTTTCGATGCTGATCTTCAACTGCTTGGCAGCGTCTTCGGTGAACATGTTCATCAAGTTCATGTCGGACTGATAGGCCAACACGTCGTTGACTTGCACGCCGAAGTACTTGCCCTTATTGACCTGCATGTCTTGGAAGATCGGGGTGGGAACTTCGTAGGACAGGTTCTGGCCAACGGTGTAGTCGCTGATGCTGATGGAAGGAGCCAAGCGGATACGGATGGTATCGCCTTGGTTCTTCAGTTCACCTTCGTAATCGGTGTTGGCGATTTCCGACAACATCGTGTTCTGGTAGAACTTGGCCAGCAACTTGCCGGACCACAGGGTGGGGATGAAAGCGCCGGAGTACGAAGGGTTCGTGTTGAACGGCGATTGGACGGGATAAACTGCAGCCATTTTGGCCTCCTAAAACAAATGTTGGTTGTGCTGTGTTCGTGGGATCACGCGGTCACGCGACCTTCCATAAACGCAGCGTCGATTTCAGCTTCAAGTTTCTGTGCCTCGCTGTGCTGTCCGCGGCTCGCCAGTTGTGACGCCTTCAGGTACATCGACTGGACTTGAGAGTCCGTGTAGACCTTACCTTTTTGCGACGCTTGCGGGGCGCCTGTTGCACTACGAGTCGGCTGAATCTGGCGCTCAAGTTCGTCGGCTTTGGGCTTGTTTTGCTCTGCGGGACCCAATGTCTTTTTAAACAGGTCCACGTAGTATGCAACGCCTTCAGCATCGCCGGTCACATACGCTTGCTCGGCAACAGATTTGCGCGGGCCACGCAGCACCGGGTCAACTCCATTGAGCCAGTCAATCCAACGGGGGTCGGTATTAACCTGCTCGAAGTCTGGGACCAAACGGTACAGACGGGTCTCAAAGGACGCCTCAGTGACTTGGTTGCCGGTCGTGTTCAGCTGCTCGCGCAACTTGGCATTCTCAGCTTTCATGTCATCAAGGTCCTTGCGGAACTCTGCTGCAACTTCACGTGCAACCTTGCGTTGGACCTCAATCAGGTCCGCTCCAAACGCTTGAACATCATCATCAGTCACCAACTTCTCAGCAACCGCGGGCTTGGCTTCAGGCTTGGGGGCTTCGGCAGCTTTTTGGAGTGCATCCATACGCTGCGTCAACTCTTTGACCTGGGAGTGCAAGCGAGGAACTTCGGCGTCGTACATGCCCTTGAGGGTTTTGTACTTCTGCTCCCATTTCTCTTCCGCAACCACCTGTTCGGTTGGCTTTTCTGTCTTCACTTCCGGCTGAGGGTCCGGTTGATTGTTCTGGGTGTCCTCGACAGGCTGTGCCGGGGCAGGGTCAGAATCCGTGGGTTTCACCTCTGTAGGTGTTGGGTTCTGTTCCGCAGCCAGCTGCGCTTCGATTTTTTCCAGTTCCTTCAACTGAGCTTCTACTTGCCTTGGTAACGACATTACATTTCCTTTCAGCTCCAACTCCGTTTTAGGCTCCTACTGCGGTCTGCCCTTGCGTAATGGTTTGCTTACGGTTTAAAAACCCGGCTCAGATTTTGAGCCGGTCGAGAGTCTCGCTTGATCCTTCGACCGCTGCGAGAAAATCTGTGAAGACCTCAGCCCTGCCTTGGAGTCTGTGGATTCGCGCAGGGTCTTCTGCGTAAATCAGCGCCGTCTTGGTCTCTTCCAGGCGAGCCCGGAGCAGTTCAAGCAGACTTTCAGACTCTGGCAGCTTGCATCGCTGTAAGGCGTGCATCTGCTGCCGGGTGGGCTTGAGGCCTAAAATAATCTTCATGTGGCGAATTCTATACTAACAAACGGGTTAGTTGTCAAACACCATTGGGTCGTGGCGACATCATGTTGCCTTCACGACCACCGACCTGACTTCCGTCAGGCAGGATGTTTCGCGGTGCGGGGCCTTGCGTCATGCCTTGGCCACCGCCCTGCTGCATTTGACCAGCGATCGCCTGGAGCTGCTGTTGCAGCTGCCCAATAACCTGCTGTTGCTGCTGGATGGTGCTGATCTGCTGACGGTCAGGCACGATGCGGTCCACGTTGCCACTGAGGTTTCGAGCCGCGTCGCGCATGAGTTCGGCGATGCCGTCCATACCCACGACCTGCTGAGCCACCGGGCTGTTAAGCACCAGGGTCATGAACTCGTTGCGGCGGATGGCTTCGGCTTCCTTGACCACCAGCGCTGAGGCGCCGCGGGCTACCACTTGGATGTCGCCCTTGAGGTCTGGGTCTTCCGAGTAGCGGATGTTGTCTTCGTACAAGCGCTCGATGGCCGGCACGATGATGTTGTGGTCGATGTTGTTGATGACCTGCTTGATGCCCTTGCCAGCGTTGCTGATCAGCATGGACAGGCCAGACGACGTGCGCGCAGCACCAGGTGTGTTCTCGCCCGACATGTAGCGCGGCAGCATGGTGTCCTCGTCGGCGCGCGCAGAGAACTTGTCGAACACCGCCATGAGTTCGTTGGCATTGCTGTTGGGCTGGAAGAACTGCACAGGGGCCGAGCTGTCAGCGATCTCCGACTGCTGAAACTGCCAGATTTTCCAAGGGTACATCTGGGTGATGTCTTCGCCTGGGGGCAGACGCGAGACGTTCACGCCGACTTGCGGGCCGGAGCTGATGCCCATGTTGTTGGCCAAGGCGCGCGCGGCCGAGTTCACCATGACTTGGGAGTCGCGGCACAGGTCTGGCACGCCCTTGCCTTCGATCTGGCCGGGGATGGTCTCGTAGGCCGTCACGTAGTACGGCTTGCGGCCCAGCGGGTCGTAGTTGAGCGATGCGCGAATCACGTTGTTGCCGATGAGCCACACCTCGCAGGGGTACGACAGCACGGGGTCTGGAATGTCCTTCTCAGACATGCCCCACTCGCGCAGCGTCTTGCCTTCGATGTAGTCCCACAGCTGCAGGGCGTCGAGCAAGTCGGTCGTGAAGGTGGCCTCGGTGGTGTCCTTGCCTTCGGCTTCAGCCTTGGCGGTGTCGGTCCAGAGCCACTCGGTCAAACCGTATCCGCGGAACTCTGCGAGCACCGTGCGGATGGCGTCGTTGTTGTATCCGGGCACGTCGATCAGGGCCTGCAGCGACTCGGCGGTCATCTTGTGGCGCTCGATCACGAAGCCGTCTTGGATGTCCGAGGCCCACGGTGCCCAGTACAACATGAACGGGTCAACGCGTTCCCACTCGTTGCGAATCTGCTCGACTGGCTCGAGCGTGCCGTTGTTCCACTTCATCGTCTTGCGCTTGCGCTTGACCGGGCCCTTGAGCACGGCGTACGGGAAGGTGACGATGTCTTCGATGAACTCGTTGAGCGCTTTGGTCCAGCCGCCTTCGGCCAGCTGGTCTTCCATCTTGCGCTCCATGCGCTCGACGCGCACGGTGGCCTCTTCCTGGATACGACGCATGGCCGCGTCTTTCATCCGGCTGGCGATCTCGCGCAACTGCTCAGGTGTGGGCGTCTGCTGTCCTTGCTCCATGAGCATCTGCAGCTCTTGAGCCATTTCTTGCTGCAGGCCTTGCACCACGTTGTCGGGCAGCGTGGCTTCCGGCGTTGGGTCGATGCCCCAGGCCTTGTCCATGCCTTGGCCAGTCAGCGTGTCGCGCAACCAACTCGTGGCCGCACGGGACTTGACCGAGGTCAGCTGGATGTAAATCTCGGAGCCGCCTTGGCGCTTGATGTCCGCCAGCATCTCGGGATCGTACTCACCGTTGCGCTGACGCAGGCCTTGGAGCATCCGCTCCTCGAGGTCTCGCTTGCCGTCTTTGGCAGTCTCCCATCGCGAGCGCACGTGAGCGGCGAGGCCTTGGATGACCGGCTTGGCCTGCATCTCGTCGTTGCGACGTTTTGCTTGAGCCTCGAGGTCCGATGCGCGAGCGACGGGGATGAGTGCGATTCCTGTTGCCATGTTGTGCCTTTATGCGTCTTCGCTCCAGCGAGCCTTGAAGAGACCTGTTGCGGTTGTGTTGCCGATGTTAACGATGCGGACGTAGTACGTGCCAGCTGGAAACCCAGTAGGGAACTCCTCCCCACCATGCTGCCGAGTTGATTGATTTTCGTTGTTGCCAGCGTAAAGCAAGAACTTGTCCAGCGTGGTGCCCCCGGTGAGTGTGCCACCTGATGTCATTGTGGTGGTCGAGGCTCTTGCCGGCACTGTGCTTATGTTGTTCGTGCGCTGGATTGTCAACGCCGAATTGAACGTACCGCCCTCGGTGCCGCCACTAACAATCTCCACTGTGGTGTCAGATGTGACCATGTCGACAAAAAAGTCGCGCATGATGGTGTTCGACGTGAGGACCACCTTGATGACCAGTGTGGCGCCCTGAGCAATGCTCAAATCACGGAACGTGAAATACTGCCGGCCCTCGTTGAACGCTCGGCTCGACGGCTCGAATAGCATCACGCCTGCAGCGCCGTGCGCCTGCTCAAACCACCCTGTTCGGGGGTTGAGGTAGTTGGTCGTCATGTTGCTCACGTGGGACTCCCCGCTGTTTGATTCGCAGATTGTACCCCCGCAGAGGGCGCGGTCAAGTGTAGCGGTACGGCGCCGGCTTGACTTCCCGGCGTTTGTTCGCCGAGTCCAAGCCCACGCCTCGCACGTTCATGTCTATCACCGAGTCCGCGTACTGGTTGGCATCGTGCACGTGGGAGTACTCGTTCTTGTCGGGCTTGTCTTCCATCTCGCCGCTGCGCTTGATTTTGTACCGGTACCCGGACTTAAAGCCGCGGATGAGCATCGAGCACTTCGGGTCGATGAGGTACATGGCCTTGCCCTCGACCTGCTGCATGAGCAGGCGCTCGACGGCCTGGATGCGCAACTCGGGCTTGTTGGACGGCGGCTTGACGCACCGGAACCCAGCGCGCTTGAGCGCGTCGACCAGCGTGAGCTCGTTGAGCTGCTGCTTCATGAAGCCGGCCGGGTCTGGCGCGCACACGAAGGTGCACCCCTGGAAGTTGTTGGCGATGTACGGCTGCAGCTTGGTCGTGATGAAAGTCTCGATGCCCATGTTCTCCGAGGTAATCTCCCCCAGGGTCAGCACGCGCCCCCGCGGGTCACGCTGCTTGAACACGGCTGATGGCGTGCGGCCGAAGTCCACCCCGATCACGATGGTGTAGTCCTCTCCGCGGATGGGCCGCAGCTCCCCCTGAGCCACATGGAAATCTGGTACGAACGTCTTGTCGTACACCGGGGTGCCCGAAAGCGATCGGCCGTACTCGGAGCGCAGATACACACGTAGCCAGTCCTCGGTCTTGCCCGGGATCAAGTTGGGGTAGTAGTTCGGGTTGAGCACCTTGGCGTTGTCGGCCTCGAAGTTAACCAGCCACTCGTTGCCGTCCTTGTCCAGCTGGGGCTCCTCGGGGTCGATGACCAGCGGGCCTTGCATGGTATCCACGCTCACGAGCTTGTCGCCGAAGCGCTCGACCCAGGCGTCCTTGGTCAGGATAGCCGGCGGCTGCTTGTGGATGCTCCAGTTGCTCGGCGGCTCTTCCATCTTGTCGTGCCACCACGTGTCCTCGTCTGGCATGTTGCTGTCGAACAACGCGCACGAGCGGGTGGGCCCACCGTCCTTGGGGCTAGGGTATCGGTTCAGACGGCCGAGCAGGCCGTCGACCACCTCGCTGTGCAGCTCTCGGCTCTCGTTACCCCACAGGAATGTCGTCTCCAGCGACAGCGCCTTACGCACGTCGTCCGGGGTATCCAAGGCGATGAACAGCCACTCGGACTCCACCTTGGTACCGTCAGGCAGCCCAGCGATCAGGGTGAACGTCTTCTCCACGGCCTTCCACACACCGGCCTCGCCTGGCGGCAGCCAGTCGAACACCGTCTTTCTCGTGGTCAGCGCCAGCTGGTCGGCCGTGTTACGCACGATCACCGCCCGAGTCTTGCGAACCCCCTTGACGTTGGGGGCTTGGCCACATGCCAGCCTGACAAGTTCGTGCACACAGGTCACAGATTTGCCGCCACCGACTGGGCCGGCCAAGACCCGCACGTAGCTCTGGTCGAGCATGAACTCGCGTTGGGTGGGTGTGGGTTTGTAGGCGCTCATTTTTTCTTCAGGGTTGCGGCATTGGTTTTCGGGTCGTACTTGAAGTCCGACGGCTTGCGCTTGCCATCCGAGTACTTTGCCTCCCGGTCTTTGGCCCGGCCGTCGTTGCCGAGGTCCTGACGTTTCTTGCCTTCGGCCGTCAAGCTACCGTCGGCCTTGATGTGCCCACGTTTGACCAACAGCCCCTTGGCGATGTTCCCCGCACCTGCTTGGCCGCGGGCGGCGATCTGTCGGGTCAGACGTGTTTCGAGTTTGGACTTAGCCATTTGGAATCTCCTTGACGTCGACGTCGATCGCCGACTGAACTGCATTGTTACTCAAGCTGATGCTCTGGCCACCGCCCAAGTCGATGCTGATCTGGAAACTTGGGCCCGAGTCGGTCTTTTTCTCGTCCTTGGCTTCCAAGCCGGCTGCCTTCATCAGGGTTTTGAGGGCCTCATGGGTCTGGCCAAAGCTGGCGTTGGGGTCCGCGGCCTGCAAATAGACCTTGTCTAGGAGCTCGCCGGCCATCCAGGATGCCTTGGCCTTGAATGTGACCCCGTTGCGCTCAAATTCGGCCCGTTTGGCCGCTACCTGCAGCTGAAACCAGGGTTTGGCCTCCAGTTCGCGGTACTGCTCCACGGACAGACCATGGCGAGACGCCACGATGAGCTCATCTTCCATGCCCAAGGCCAGGGCCGCCACCATTTCATCGCTGATTTGGGGGAACGAGACCGTTTTTGGGGCGTATTCGAGCTCGCCGTCGGGGATTTCGGGCAAATTATCCATTTTGCTGGGCCTTTTCGAGGGCTTGGGAGTACTTTTCCAAGGCGATTCGGATCATTTCGGCCATGGGGATGCCCCGCTTTTGAGCGTAAAGGCGGTACTTTTCGACCAGTTCGTCGGGCAAAAATAGGTTGTGTCGCTTCATTTTTGAGGGTTTGTAACGTGTGTATGTGTATTGTACGGGGTTTTTTAATTTTTGCGCAACAAAAAGGTGTGTATGTCTATATGTTTGGCGTGCTGTATGAGCGACTGGTATACACCGGGCGGGCGGGGGGTGGGGGTGGGGGGCCTGTGGGGGGTGGGTAAAGTAGAAACTTTGCCTATGTTGTAGAGCAAGCGAGTATACGAAAAGTAGAAAGTTTGCCTACGTTGTAAGTGGTATCGCCCACTTCGTCTCACGCTCATTAAAAAGCAATTTAGGTTTTTTGTGTCTATGCGGCGCATTGTGTTATCACGCTTAGGGTTCATTCTCTCAAGCGTATGACGTGAATTGTCATGCATGGGCGTTAAGCAAGAATACCTGAATCTGGGACTTTATCATTAAAAATTTATTCTTAGTAGTGTCGGTGTTAGGATGACCCTAATACTATGGACTACAATGTTTTGCGCTTTGAGTGAAGTAAGCGCCGGAATCGGGGGGATGATGCCTAGCAAGCTATGCCCCCCGCTTTAATCTGCATATTCAATCCTGAGTGTGCAGATACAAAGCCTCTCAATCACTTAATCAAGGACTCAAAATGTCAAACGCTCTCGCACTTTCCGTCATCAACAATGCCGAAGCCGGCAACATGGTCACCTTCAACGCCAAGGGTAAAACCGGCTCATTCGCTCGGGCCATTGCCTTCGCTAACCGCGAAACCCGCAATATGCTCGCATCCGGCATGATGCTCAAGTATCTGCAAAACGGCCAGTATCGCCCCATCGTGAACGATATCCTGACCTGTGGCCTCGTGCCCAAAGCTAACGCCGACTGGGTTCGTGCCGGTATCCCTGAAACTGGCCCTGTGTCCAAGGACATCTTGGTGAACCTGTGCCGTCAAGTCAAGACTGTCATCGAATCCAAGCGCACCAAAGCCGGCGAGCCCGTCATGCTCAAGGGCGAAAAGCTTTTCATGTTCGGTTTCGTGTCTGCCATCGTGAACGACCAAGCCACCGACACCATCGAAGCCTAAGCACCCCTGACCTGAGCACGTCACCAAACTGCTCACACCATTCAATCACCGGAGTGCCCCATGTATACCCTCAAAATCATCAATGGCAAGCGCATTTGGGTATCCGATACCCTGACCCGCATCGACCCGTCCGAGCGTGCCCAAGGGCACATAGGACGCAAGCTCCAAGGTGGCGACCCGCCAGTGCCATACCGCAACGCTTGTTCCAAGTGGGCAACGTGCCCGACCAAGTGGGCCCGAGAACCATTCGCCAGTCGCCAAATCAGGGGCGAAGTCATGGCCGACCGCCGCGCCATGCAGTAACCAAAGTCTTACAGTTTTGTAATTAGCCAAGGTTTTGCTCTGTCTTATTATCTGCCTAATTATATACACACGTAAAATGTTCAATGAAATCAACGAACTACCATTTATGATGTGTAAATAGTTAGTTCCTAATTAGACAATAAGACAATAAGACAGTAAATAAGAGCCTCCTCGTCTATAGAAAAATCTGAGCTTGGCAAGTGCTCAAAGACCTACACACCTTTCAACGCCCCAAAACCTGGCTGGTCCTAGCGGATTGGCTGTCTTTTGTCTAATTGCTTATAAATCAACGACTTGCTGTAAGACAGCTTGCCCAACTCATCCGGACGACTTGTCTAATTACACGTTTTTTCCGCATTGTGAAAACATACACACCCAACTGGAGCCACACATGAAGTCCATCTTGGCCACCATTGCCCGAGCCCGACTGACCCTTCAACGTGAGGAACTGCGACAACAAGTCCTCGCCCGACATACACACCCGCCGACAATGAGTGGTGAGACGGCGGCGCAGTATTACATTTCTCGACCCGCAAAAGTAAACCCCCCGTCATTCAATCAATCACTTGGAGACCCCTATGGAAGAACCCACCACGACCATCAAACCCCGACCCAAGGCCAAGGACCTATACGAATCCTACATGGCACTTGCGAGCTTGCACCGCAAGACTGGCCAGACGGTATTGGAGATGCTCAGTCATCCTGACTGCACCATGGCTCAGATGCAGGACTGCCACCGGGTCTTGTCCCACGTGACCAAACACCTGCTCGACAACAAACAGCGGGTCATGTTGGCCATTGAGAAGGCTTCGGCCGACTCGGCCATGCGGCACATGATGCTGACCAAAATCCAGAACCACAGACTCTTCCCCAAGGACTGACCATGGAAACCCCACCCTATGAATCCATCACAGACGAAGAGGGCAAGGTGTTCTACCTCGTGCCTGAGTTACTGACCCTTGTCGCCGGAGAACTTGTGGACACCCTTGCCACGACTACGTGGCGTTCTCGTGGGCATCCACCTGGGTGCTCAGCGTGTCACTTCAACCGCAAGGAACGCCGACAGCCACAACACCCAAGCCGAGACCATCACGAGCACTGCAACTGCCCGGTGGGTGGCGTCATCAACGACTACAAGTGCGCCAGCACTAGGAATATCTTCGTCACCCCCAGAAACCTCAAGCGATACCAAATCCGAGCTGTCACGGCTCGACTAACCGGAGAACTCAAATGACCATTACCCACCGATTCAACCCAACCGACCTCAAGTGCCAGCTGTTCGCTGACCGTGGCGACAACGTGGCCGAGGCCATGCAGTATGCCTACAAGCTGATTGAATCCCTGCCCAAGGGTGACCGAGCGGCCGCATACACAGCGCTGCACGTAGTCTTGAACACCATCTCGAACGCCTTGGAGGAGGCCTGATGGCTGATGACAGCTACCAAGAATCATACGACCCCGGCGACCTGTTCGAGCACGAGCCAAGTGGCGCAGTGTTCAGAGCAGCACACGACAAGACTGACTCATGCGAAGGATGCGCTGGCAATGTCAGCAACCAGATGTGTGACGTCCTGCCCATTGGTTGCAACTTAGACCAAATCATTTGGAAACCCTTCAACATCGAGGCCAAGGTATTGGCCGTAACCCTCAGATTGGAAGAGTAATGACACCAACAGAAATCATGCTCGTCGTCAGCCTTGGGCTGTCACTGGCTTACGCATCGGTAGTGCGAACACAACGACACCGGATGAACATCATCATCCAGGCCATCTTGACCGATGAACGCAAATACAAAGAGCTGCGGGCCCTCTATCTGGCCGCGCAACCCAAGGAGCTGACATGACCGCCACCCTTCGCCTAACCATCGTCTTCACCATCGTTGCAGGGGCCATAGCTGGCACATACCTGCTCGACGTCAACCCCTACTGGTCAGGCTTGCTCTACCTTGGGTCAGTCGCGCTGTGGTTCGCCCTCGACGCAACGCCTCCCGGGGAGGAATAACACCACTCACTTATGGCGCAGTAAGGCTGGCGTCAACCAACAGCCCCATCATTCAATCACCGAAAGGCAATCATGCGATTCTCACACATCAAAACTTCCGTGCTCGAGCAGTTCAAAGCACCACAGGGCAACAAGATTGTTCCGTTCATCTTGGGTGCACCCGGCGGTGGCAAGTCAGCCGTAGCCCGTGACATTGTCAGCAGCCTCGGCATCGAGCAATCCAAAGTCATCGAGTTCACCGCATCCCTGCGTGACCCTGTTGACGTGCTCGGCGTCCCAGACGTCAGTGGCGACTACACCCGCTGGGTCCCACCCCAAGAGTTCTTCCAGATTCGCAAAGGCCAAGGCCCATGCGCCCTCATCCTCGAAGAGTTGTCCGATGCCCCTGTCCCCATGCAGAATGCCCTGTGCGGTGTCATCTACGACCGCCGTGCAGGTAACTTGCAACTCTCGGACAACCTGTTCATCATCGCCACCGGTAACCGCACCGAGGACAAGTCAGGCGCCAACCGCATCACATCCAAGTTGGCCAACCGCACTCGTCGCTTCGACTTCCAAGAGAACCTCGAGGACTGGACCGACTGGGCACTCGACAACGACATCGACCCTGTGCTCATTCAGTTCCTGCGTTTCCGGCCCGGCATGCTCTCCGACTTCGACCCCAACCGCTTCGCCAACCCAACGCCTCGCTCATGGGAACGTGTCGACCTCATCCCTGCGTCTCTCGACTCCGCACTGTTCTACGACAACGTGGCCGGTGAGGTCGGCGAGGGTGCAGCTGCGGAATACACGGGCTTCCGCCGCATCTACATGGGCTTGCCTGACGTTGACGCTGTATTGCTCGACCCCAAGGGTGCCGACGTGCCAGCCGACCCAGCTACGCTCTATGCCCTGACCGGTGCTATCGCTCGCAAAGCCACCAAGGACAACTTCGGCCGTGTCTCCGACTACCTCGGACGACTGCCAGTCGAGTTCAACGTCATGGCAGCACGTGACTCCATCAGGCTCCAGCCGGATATCAAGTCCTCCAAGTCCTTCCTCGAGTGGGCTTCCAAATACAGCGAGGTGCTCATGTGACCCTGCACTGGGAAATAGAGGACCTCGCCTTCTTCGGAGGGTCCTCCCGTGCCGGTGTCATCGTCCATGTTCTCAAGAAACGCAACGTCGTCCCGACACCGGGCACTGACCTGACTGCGACATGGTATGTAGACACGGCCTACGTCACCAAGAAGGGGGAGCGCAAGTGGCTTGCGTTCTTCCCCACACACGCACAAAGTGCGAACGACAAGATGTTCCGCACCAAGAAAGCAGCCATGGCTTACGCCTTGGTCATCGTCCAACTCACTCAATGAAAGTCAGACATGCAAATCAAAGATGAACCCTACATCCTCGTGCAGTGCTATGGGTATCTCGCCATACCCTCCTCACAGTTCCCCGCTGTCATGAACTCCCTCGTGGTCGAGCGCAAATACAAAGACGGCAGCTACACCTTGCAGACCGAAGGCAAGCGTCCGGAGTTCATGGTGTGTGAGGCACAAGATGTGCGCGCAGCACTCACTGCGCACAAGCTGGAGAAATCATGAGCATCGCATCAGAAGTAGCCGCGCAGATAGAGGAGCTCGAGGATGAAGTCCACAGCCTCAATGTCCAGCTCGAGGACAAAGCCAAAGAGATTGAAGCGTTCGAGCATAGCTTGGAAGCCCTCGATGCAGACTACGACGATTTCATCACCTACGCAGAATCAATCACCCCAGGCATTCGACTTGCCTACAAAGCCCAGAAGGAGCTAACCAGATGAAGAAGAGCCTATACACGCTCATGCGCACGGCCAACGTGCAAGGCATGACAACAACATTCTCAATCGAGCCAGACAGGATTGGGCCGCGTGTCCGCAACAACGCAGTGCGCATGCTCAGAGATGGGTTCGTGCATGGTCGTGGCAACGCAGCCAACATTGCGCTTCGCATGTCGGAGAAGTTGAACGCACACATCCCGCATAACTACTACGGCGAGTCCATCCTCATGTTCGCCAACCCATACACAGCAGAGGGTGCAGACAAAATCGTTGAGCGGATGCGGGCTTGCATCACTGCCGAACTGCTAACGGAGAACAGCGACTGGCGCCGAGAGCGACTCAAAGACGACCTAGCCAAGGCAGGTGAACTCTTTAGCAGTCGCAACTACATGCGGTTCTATGGCATGAACGTCTACGAGGTGAAAGAGTTCTTGGCGCCGCACATCAGGCAAGACGTCCGCGACAGGCTGGAGCAAGCAGCACAGATGCTGCTGGCCAGCGAACCCATCCACATCGAAACTTACAGGAGCAACTAACATGGCAGTCACCAACCTCGACAGAGCTCGCGTAGAGATTACGCTCAGCCACCCCTTCTTCGCCTCCATCCTCATGAAGCGCAAGATGCTCCCACGCACCGATATCAAGACAGCCGCTGTCGACCAGCGTGGGCAGATTTACTACAACCCCGACTTCGTCGCCAACAAATCAGTCGGCGAGCTTGTCTTCCTGCTGTGCCATGAGGTCGGCCATGTCATCGGTCAGCATGCTTCCCGCCTTGGTAACCGCAACCACAAGAAGTGGAACATCGCCGGTGACGCATGGATTAACGACATGCTCCGTGCCGCCAATGTCGGCGAGTTCATCGAGGGCGGCGTCGATATGCCCGGCTCCAAGGACGAGACCGTTGACTCCATCTACAACAAGCTGCCCGACAACCCTGACGGTAACGGCCCTGGCGGTATCGGTGACGACCTGCTCCAAGAAGGCAACCCACTGACACCCGAGGAGCTCGACAAGATAGACGCCGAGACCCGCGTCGAGATTGCCCAAGCTGCCCAAGCTGCCAAGATGCAGGGCAAGATGCCAGCCGCACTCGAGAAGCTTGTCGCTGACCTCATCGACGTCAAGACCCCATGGCATGACATCCTCGAGCGTTACATGACCTCGCTGGCTCGCGGTGACTACTCGTGGGCTCGACCCAACCGCCGCTTCGCTAAGACCGCATACCTGCCCAGCGTCGGCACGACACAGCAGATGACCTCCATCGCTATCCAAGTCGATGTGTCCGGCTCCATCAGCCAGCGAGAACTCGCCTACTACAACGGCCACTTGAAGCGCATCGTCGAGCTGTGCAGTCCCGAGACCATCCACGTGTTGTATACCGACACCAATGTCCTCGCCCATGAGATCATCCCCCGCGGCGAGGAGTTCAACCTGTCCTTCCGCTCTGGTGGTGGCACTGACATGGAGGCTGGCTTCGACTATCTGGCTGAGCAAGGTATCGAGCCCGACGTGTTCGTCTGCCTGACTGACGGCTACACAGACTTCAACGAAGCCAACGCTCCGGCGTATGATGTTGTCTGGTGCATCAGCACCGACGTCGTCCCGTCCTACGGCGTCCACATCCCCTTCCAGATGGAGTAATCATGGCCACAGCACAGCAAGCAACCCAAGCTCTCAAAGACTTATCCCAGGCATACCGCGAGTTCCTGCAACTAGCGCACGATGCACTGGCCCCCGATGCAACCCCTGAAGAACGCAAAGCCATACGTGAACAAATCAAACTGTTTATTGACGGCAAGTAAGCAACCTTCCCCCAACCAGACAGGCCCCCAACAGGGCCTGTTTTAATTTCAAAGGAGCAGACATGGGCTACCGCTCAGAAGTGGCATTCGCCATTAAATTCCCCACAGCCGAGCAACGAGACGCGTTCACTGCAGTCATCAAGTTGGCCGCTGAACCGACCGAGTTAGGATGCCTCGCCGAATACACCAACTACGACGAGCAGACCTACACATGCCTCTTCACCGACGTCAAATGGTATCCAGACTACGACGACGTCAAGACACACCACAACCTGATGGAGCGCGCTGTCGAAGACCATGAGGCCAGCTACCGCTTCATCCGCATCGGAGAAGATGGCAACGACGTAGAAGAGCAACACAACGGCGAGAACGTCCCGTGGGATATCGTCGAACTGCACCGCAGTGTCAGGATAGTGTAAGCAACCATTCCCACAATCAACCCATTCATTCACTCAAGGAGATTCCTATGGCACTGTCCATCGAATACATGCACCGACTCATGAAGACGGCCCGCCGCCCCACCGAGGGTAAACCCCTAGACAAAATCCGCGGCTTGAACTTTACGGCGCACGGCCACAACATGCGCAACACCCGCCTGTTCCACATGGGCGGTGATCACTTCCAAGTCAGGACATGGCGCAACGTCATCGCCAATATCGTCGGCCAACCCGACGGTGACGTCCTCATCACTACCTACAACACGCAGAACTGGTGCACCAACACAACAGCCGAGCGCCTGTGCAGTGTTCTTGGTGTGCCTGTGTATCGCCGCTCCAACGCTATCCGGTGCGGTGGGTTCGCCAACTTCAAATGGGGTGACGACCAGCGGTTTATGCCGCCACTGTTCGAGGGCCAGAAGATTCTGCAGCGCGGCACCCAGCTGTTCTGCCTCAACCCAGAAATCATGAACGACCAATCCCCCAAGCGTATTGGTGACATGCCCAAGGCCCGTGAGATTACCAAGTGGGTGCGCGGCCTCAAGAAGCACATGACCCTGCTGGCCAAGCTCGAGGCCCTGACATGGGCTGACGTGACGGACGCTCCACTGACGGCCAGCCGATACAGCGACCTGACCTACGGCGAGGAGATTACCCACGACACAGTGGTCAATTCCCTGCAGCTGTATATGTCCGAGAAGCTGGGCTTGTATCAATACAACCGCTTGCAGAAGAGCCCACGCATCAACACTGACAAGGTAGCTGACATCTGCAAATATGTCCGCCTGTCTTTGTATCATGCCAACGACGTCTACATCCGCGACACCCTCACTTACGACAAATACTTCACAAAGGTAGAAGCATGAACGCACCACTCACTCAGGGCAACCGAATCGACAAGATGACCGGCAAGTATGACGGCAAAGAGTTGCAACGCAACCCTGGCATCACCGAAGACAGGTTCGAGGCATACAAGCTGCCGAGTATCGTCAACGGCAAGCGCGTCTATCCAAGAGGACACGATGCGCAAAAGAAGTAAGTATCGACCCAAGCCTGTGTTGTCCAACCCACTTGGCTACGTGGTGGAAAGCTCCACGCCACTGGTCGAGCACGGCGACTATGTTGTTGACTGGCAACTGCGGAACAACAGCGCCTTTGAGAAGCTGCTCAAGGGCATCGCCGATAAGAAGGACTTGAACAACCTGGTCGCGGCGAGGAACATGACTGAAGCCTTGATCGTGACCTTGGGTGGCAGGGACATTGACAGCATCTTGGAGCGCTCTGCTGTTGCGCTGATAGGCATCTGTGACCGCGGCAACGCTGGCAAAGGCGTGGCCATGAAATCTGACGAGATGCAAGCCATGCGTGACTTGATGGGTCTGCACGATGAGTTGCTCGATGTAGTGACTGTTGGGCAGTTCGAGAAAGCCTTGGCGTATGCCAAGAAAGAAATCAACGCTGGCCGCGTTGCCAGATTGAAGGACATCAAATGAACCACAAAAGGTATGACCCCATAACCTACCGCTACCCACGCACTGTCGAGGAAGCGTTCGGTGAAGACTACGGCCCCATCGAGTGGCCCCAAGAACCATCGCTCTTGAAGTGGTGGGCTGACATCAGCGGTGCAGTGGCAATCGTCTGCACTTGCATCATCATTGTGAAGGTGATTGTATGAACAAATTCTGGATACTGGTAGCCGTGGCCTTGGCTGGTGTGCTGCACGTCATAGTGGTCGAGAACGCCTACGACACGGGCTACGAAGACGCAGAGATGGCGCTGGGCACAACGGCAGAGCAGTGCCACAAATGGTGGTTCGGCGGCGAGAAACGCCACGAACAGGAACTCAAACAATTTTGCAAGAGGTGCGACATATGAAACACATCATCACGGCGCTGGCCCTTGTTGCCAGCACAACGGCATCGGCTCAGTTCTACAACGGCAATGACTTGCTTCAGCGAATGGACTCGGGAGAGCCGCACCACCAGATGCTGGCCATGGGGTATATCGCTGGTGTGGTGGACATGACTCGGGGTGAATACCACTGCGCACCGTCCTCCGTATCTCTTGGTCAGGCCAGAGACCTTGTGCAAAACTCAATACGCAACGACCCTGCAAGTCGGCATCTCGGTGGCGCATTGCTTGTGACTTTGACGCTGATAGAGGTTTGGCCGTGCCCAAAAAAGAAAGGTGGCAACCTATGACATCAAGAGAACAATTCGAGCAGGAGCATTTCAACATCAGCCCCGCCAAAGTGGGCAAGCGCATCCCTGCGTTTTGGATTCACCAAGCCCCCAGTGCATGGCGCAAGACCGTGAAGTACTGGGCCGCGCTGATGCTGGGCTTTGTGTTGGGTGCTATCGGTGCGGGTGTGCTGGCTGTGTTTGTGGGGGTGGTGCGATGAGAGACACGATTGAGATGGCCCGTGAGGCTGGCTTGTTAACTTGGCTAAAGCCCCCAGAAGACGTGATTGAACGGTTCAAAGCCTTTGAAGCCCTTGTCCGTGCTGATGAGCGAGAGCGCCTGTATGGCAAAGACATCGACACGCTGCTGTTTGAAGAGCACCGACTTGGTTTTGAAAAAGGCAGTCGCTCGGAGCGAGAGGCGTGCTACACGATTGCGAAGTTCAACCAATCCAATCACTTGGAGCATCTGACCGCCGACCAGATCAAAGCAAGAGGAGAAACCAAATGACCAAACACACACCGGGGCCGTGGCACTACCGCGAAGGCCGCAACGGAGAATTCATCATCACTTGCGAGTCCGGTGGGTTCGCGCCGTTAGCGCGTGTTAAAGGCGACAAGCGTTCTACGCTTAAGAATGCCAAAGCAAACGCATGCTTGATGGCCGCTGCTACTGACTTGCTGGCTGCCCTATACGCCATGATGGACAACTGCTACGACCCTGACAGGGACGATGAAATCGTGCAAGCGTTTGATGCTGCCCGTGACGCAATAGCCAAAGCAGAGGGGTTCAAATGAAAACTGTATTTGAACTGATCGAAACCAACGGGTTAACCTTGCATGGTGACATTGAACACCTTGCTGAGCTTGTCCGTGCTGACGAGCGAGAGGCACTGCAAGCCGAGATCGAGCGCCTAAACAAAGCCCTGACGTGGGAACAGAACCGCGCTGGTCGCATCGGCACACACGGCCCCGGATGCCACACATGGGGGCCAGCGCACTACGAGTGTTTGTTGCGTGAGCATGAGCGCTTGAAGATCGAAACCGCACTCAACAAGATGGCAGAGGAGTCCCGCACCAGTGGCTTGAGGCTTGACGACTGGGACAAGATCGGCTGTGTGAACCACGACTGCGACAAGTGCAAGGCTGTGCAGGAGCCTTTAAGCGAACTGGAAAAAGACGCAGCAAATCTGCTGTTTGCGCTTCATGACGCTTGGCCCTATGTGCATAGACATTGCACGATTGAGTCAAAGAAAAAAGCGATTCAGGCGCTCATGGTTAAACACGGGGACTTTGCTGACCTCCAGCCAACCGCACCCCAACCCGCCCCTGTGAAGACTTACCACGATTTTAAGCCGTGGCCTGTTGCGCCTGTTCCTGACGGGCCTTACTCAGCACCCATCAAGGAACTCTGGCCTGTTGCGCCGAAGCCTTGGGTGGGGTTGAGTGAGGATGAAATTAACAAGCTGCGGCACCTCGTCGATTGGACAGCGGAGTGGTCGTATGGCCGCTTTGCTTATGAGCTTGAGCGGTTGCTGCGCGAGAAGAACGCTCGCCTCCAGCCAGCCGCGCCTGAGTTTTATCACCACGTCGTAGAGAACGAAGGCGACTGGTCGGAGTGGGTCAACCCAGACAACGACAGCTACATGATGAAATGCTGTGACTGCGGACTGGTGCATGAAATGCAATTCAAAGTCGCCAAGTATTCAGATGGCGACGAGTGCGAGTTTGTTGGAGACCCGGACTTGCAGCCAGTGTTTAGGGCAAGACGCGCTGAGGAAGCATGGCAGGAAACAGCCACCCCACCCGCACCACAACCCGTCCAGGAGAAGAACAAATGAAAGTCCCCGAGGGCCACAAGCGCGTCACGGTCCCCGTTGACCAAGGCATCGACAAGATCAAAGAGTTTATCCAACAACAGACAGGGGTCGAGATGACGTACGTGCAGATTTTCAACCACCTGATCCACTTCTACATGAAGCACGCCGCCGAGCCCCGCACCAAGTGGGCGCCAATCTTTAAGGAGGACAAATGAACTGGGAAAAACTACAAGAGATCATTCTCTACGTCATTATTGCAACCGCGATGGTGGGTATTGCGTTTATGTTCACCATGCTTTGGATAGCCGTATGAACATCGACGAAAAAATCTGGCCACTGCCAAACGCATTCAACATCCGCGAGGGCTCGCCGTTCGGCAGGTCTGAGGCGGTCGTCAAAGCTCTCAAGCGATCAGCCGAGAGTTCCAAGAAGGGCGTGAAAGTCGCCGCCAACCGTGAAGCCAAGAAAGGAAGGAAACCATGAATGAAAGAGAACTCGACTTTGAAGTTGCAGACCTCCGCTACGAACTCAAGCAAGCCAGAGCGCAACGCGACGCGGCGATCGAAGAGTCCATCAGGCTCAGGCATGCCCTTGAGCACATCTACGCAAAATGTGTTCTGGCCGTTCACGAGGGTGGACCCTCGAGTGTTGCACGACATCTACATCAACACAAAGAAAAAGCAGCAGACAGATAACCACAACCAACTTGGAGACGCAACGCTATGACACCGCGTGAACGATTCAATCAATTACCCGAGCGCGACCAACGAGCAATCCTCGACAAGCATCGAGACATCAACACAGACCACGACTGGTGGGACCACACGTACGAAAACTTCACGGTTGACATGGAAGCCAAGGGCATCGAAGTTGACCGTATGTTCTTCAGTGGCTTCTGGTCCCAAGGTGACGGCGCGAGCTTCCAAGGTCGCATCCGCGACTGGCCTGTGTTCGAGGAGCACCACAAGATCGGACTGCTGCCCATCCACATCGAGCACCTGGCTGACTGGGGGGCCGCCAACATAAGCACGAGCGGCAACTACTCCCACAGCGGCACGATGAAGCTGACCTACGAAGCCCCGTGGCCGGATAGCCCAGACGACCACTACTTCATTGAAAGTTTTTGTCCGTACGACGACGAGTTACGGATAGCCGTGTACATGTCAGAGTTCTGTAAGCTCGACTATGTATCCTTCGAGGAAGCTGTTATTGAAGCTTGCCGCGATCATGCGGACCAGCTGTACAAGGACCTCGAAGAAGAGTACGAATACCTCACATCCGATGAGGTGGTACTAGACACCATGGAAGCCAACGACATGTTGGTAGATGCAATTGAATCAATCACAGAGGACGAAAATGCCTGACCTTCAAACTGCACTTGCTGCACTTAAACTCCCCGCTCATTTCGATGACGACAACATGGTCGCTGCACCTGACGCAGCCCAAGAAATAAAAACCATCTCAGAGAACTACACCATGAGCAAACGCGCTACCGTATTGGAAGTCATACGAGATAACCCAGGTATACAGCGCCAACGTCTTGCGATAGTCGCCAAGGCGCGAGGTGTGGGTGTATCTTCCTCGCTCGCGTACATCAGCCAGCTGGTGCGCAGTGGCGACGTCATTGCAGATGGCGAGCCCGGGTCCCGCAGGTTCCGAATCAACGACGGAAGTCAAGTACCCGCAACACCTCGGCCTTATCGACGCAAAGTCAAGGCCGTGGCCAAGGCGCCCAAGGCCCCCAAGGTAGCACTCGCTCCCACCGTTGGCGCAGTCAACGTCAACAACCTCACCGTTATGCAAGCTAAGGAGCTCTATGAACAACTCAAAACCATCTTCGGATGAGCCAGACACCGATGCGCTACGACTCGTCCGTATCGAGACCAAACTCTCCAAGATCATGGTTGCCTTGGGTCTCGACCCCAACACCGGCAACGTCACCCGCAAGAAGAACCTCAACCAACCCCTGCACAACAGGACTCAATATGACCCACGCTAATACACCCACCTCAACCGAGACTATCCTCAACGAACGCGGCAACCGCTACGGCACCTTCGTCAGCAACGCCTCAACATCCCAGGCCCTCAAGCGCACCATGGCCGAGCACTTGGCCAAGCAAGGGCAGAAGCTGGACGACGACCAGTGGGAAGCCATGGAGATGATCGCCCACAAGCTGGCTCGCATCATCAACGGTGACCCTGACTACCACGACAACTGGGCTGATATCGCAGGGTACGCCAAGCTCGTGGCCGATCGACTCGAAACAGGAAAGGAAGCTTAATATGTCTGCTATCAACAACGCGTGGAACGCCGCCGGTGGCAGTTGCAGCACTACAGTGGGCGCTGGGCTTCAAGCTCAGACAAGCCCCATAGAGCAGGCGTATCAAGCCGCTCTGGGGCGTCACCATTCGCAAGTCATGCACGGCCTGTTCCCTGACAACGTGGGCACCACAGTGTTCGACGGCCGCTTGATCGTCACCAAGGTGTGCAACGGCTACGTTGTGCAGTACGCCAGCTCGCCCAACAAAACTCCGGACGTGTATGTAGAGGTTGACCTCGACGCAGTCAATGCGCGCATCCGTGCAATCATGACCGGCTTCAACTTGGAGAAACGATGAAAATCGCCACGCTGGACTTTGAAAGCTACTGGTCAACGGACCACACGCTGTCCAAGATGAGTCCGACCGAATACGTCATGCACAAGGAGACGGAGATTCAGTCGGTGTCCCTCAAGATCAACAACGGCCCGACCCTAGTCGCCTTTGGCTACGACGACGTTGCGGAGTTGCTGGGCACCGTTGACTGGGCTGACTCCATGGCTGTGGGCCACAACATGTCTGGCTTTGACTCGATGATTCTGGCGTGGCGCTTCGGCATCAAACCCAAGATGTGGGCATGCACTGCGGCCATGGCGCGCCAACGGTACAGCAAGACCGGCGTCTACGTGGACGGCAAGTACCTCGTCGGCGTGTCGCTCAAGAAGCTGGCCGTTGAGTTGGGCGTTGGCCGCAAGCTCGATCTGGAAGCCACCAACACCAAGGGTAAGAAGCTCAAGGACTTCAGCCCCGAGGAACTGGCTGCCATGGCTGAGTACAACAAGGTGGACACCGACCTGTGCTACGAAATCTTCAAGAAGCTCTACCCTGAGACGCCCAAGCAGGAGATGCACCTCATCGACATGACGACTCGTATGCTGGTCAACCCCAAGCTGCGCGTGGACCTGCCGATGATCGACGCAGCCCTGGCCATGGAGCGAGACAACAAGCGCAAGTCACTGCATGCGCTGGCCAAACAACTCGGCGCTGCCACTTACGTGGCTGAAGCCTTGGAGAACGGCACATCTATCGAGGAACAGGTTCGCTCTCAACTGGCCTCGGCCAAGAAGTTCGGTGACCTGCTGGTGAGCCTGGGCGTGGAAGTCCCCATGAAGCAGTCGCCCACCAACCCCGAGAAGATGACACCCGCGCTGGCTAAGACAGACGAGTCGTTCATCGCACTGCAGAACCACAGTAACCCACTGGTAGCTGCTGCTGCGCAAGCTCGCCTCGAAGTTAAGTCCACCATCCTGGAGACACGCCTGGAGTCATTCAAGCGTGCCGCTATCGCCTGCAAGGGTCTGCTGCCCGTGCCACTGAAGTACGCCGGTGCGGACACCACCGGGCGCTGGTCTGGTGAGCAGTACAACATGCAGAACCTGCCGCGCATCGACACCAAGAACCCCAAGGCGTCGGACGCTCTGCGCAACTCCCTCAAGGCCCCACCCGGGCACAAGGTTGTCGTGGCCGACTTGTCCGGCATCGAGCTGCGGGTCAACCACTTCTTGTGGCAGGTCCCGTCCAGCATGGAGCTCTACAAGCTAGACCCCGAGAAGGCTGACTTGTACAAGGTGTTCGCCGCCGCGCTCTACGACATCGCCAAGGATGACGTGGACAAGAACCAGCGTCAGGTGGGTAAGGTCGCGCACTTGGGCCTGGGCTTCGGCGCAGGAGCCGCTACGTTCCAGAAGGTTGCCAAGCTGATGGCCGGCATCGACCTCACGCTCGAAGAGTCCGAGAACATCGTGACCAAGTGGCGCACCGAGTACGCGGAGATTGTCCGCGGCTGGCGCCGGTTCCAAGACTGCTTGCCGTTCATCAGCGAAGGCCGCACCGAGGCGATCGACCCATGGGGGCTGTGCAAGACAGGGCACCAGCAGATTATCTTGCCGTCGGGGCGCAGCATCTACTACCCGTCCCTCGTCAAGGAGCGCGACGAGAACAAGACCGAATGGTGGTATGGCAACGGCCGAGCGCGCGCTCGCATCTACGCTGGGAAAGGCGTGGAGAACATGGTGCAGGCCCTGGCCCGTGACGTCATCGCAGAGCATGCCATCGACATGTACAAGCAGACGGGCAAACGCCCAGCACTCACTGTGCACGACGAACTGGTGTACGTTGTCAAGGAAGACGAGGCGGACGACACGCTCGACACACTCCAAGACATCATGCGCTCCGGAGTCAGCTGGTGGCCAGAGCTGATCACGTGGTCCGAGGGTGACGTTGCGCACTCCTACGGCGCTGCAAAATGATGTACCATTACTGAAAGCAAGTCGCCCCCACCATCAAATGATGGTTTGGGGGTATACCCCTATAAGGACTCAATGGCAAACCCACCCTGGACATACTCCCAACTCGACTCGTTTGAGAACTGCCCCAAGAAGTTCTACCACCTCAAGGTGGCTCGAGACATAGTTGAGCCGCCGACAGTCCACACCGAGTGGGGTACTCGGGTGCACACCGCACTGGAAGACTACGTCAAGGACGGCACCCCGCTGCCCGAAGGCATGACACAGTGGGACGGCATCGCCGCCAAGCTCAAGGCCCTGCCCGGTGAGAAGCACACCGAAATCAAGTTCGCCATTGACGCCAACTTCCAGCCCTGTGACTGGAAGGGCTCGTGGTCCCGAGGCATCGCCGACTTGCTGGTCATCCACAAGGACAAGGCTCTGGTCGCCGATTACAAGACGGGCAAGCGCAAGCCCACCGAGCAGCTGGACCTGTACGCCAACTACGTCTTCCACCACTACCCAGAAGTCAACGTGGTGACCACGGGCTTCATCTGGCTCAAGGAGAAGAAGGTGGACTGGAACTCCGGACGACCGGACAAACAACCGATCACCCGTGGGGAAGTGCCAGTGGTGTGGGCCGAGTTCCTCCCCCGTGTGAGAAAGCTGGAGTCTGCTTATGAAAGAGACAAGTGGCCAGCCAAAACGTCAGGCCTGTGTAAGGCTTGGTGCCCAGTATTGAGCTGTGAATTCAATGGAAGAAGGAAATAACATGCACCTGCGTACCCTGACCGACAAAGAAATTATCCGCGCTGTCCTCAACGGTCAGCCCACTGAGATGGAGAAAGAGCTGGCCACCCGCTTGGCGTACGCCAACGAGACCATCGAACGACTGGAAGACGAGGTCGACGATGGCCAATACTCCTGAAGGCAAGGTCAAAGACGCGGTCAAGGCGCTTCTCAAAGAGCGCCACGCGTGGTACTTCATGCCAGTATCCAACGGCATGGGCGTGGTCGGAATCCCTGACATTATTTGCTGCTACCGCGGCTTATTTATTGCCATCGAAACCAAGGCCCCGGGTAAACTTCATACCACCACACCCAACCAAAAACGGGTCATCAGCGCGATCAACGCGTCTGGTGGCATGGCCATCGTCGTCGACGATGTCTCCGCGGTTGTGGACCTGCTCGATACCCTGGACCTGACCTACAAGGAGTGCCCAAATGGCTACGTCAACTAAGCAAAAACTCGCCTACCAAAAAGCCTACAACGCCCGACCAGAAGAAGTGGCCAAGCGTGTGAAGAACAACGCCGCGCGCCGCGAAGCGATCGCAGCTGGCAAGGCCAAGGTCGGCGACGGCAAAGATGTCGCGCACAAGAAATCTCTCGAGAACGGCGGCGGCAACGGCAAAGGAAACACCGCCGTGCAGGACCGCAAAACCAACCGTGGATGGAGGAAAGGCAGTGGCTCATACAACCCAGACAAGTGAAGAGTACTCAGCCATGCGGTACTGCCTTGCATGGAACCTAAAGCACACGCAGGGCCTGACGTACGAGAAAGCAGGGAAAGTTCTCGGGGTGACAACAGCTCGCGCAAGGCAACTAGCTCTCAAGTACGAGCGCGTGTGCCATCGCATCCAACGCGAGTTGGACTTGCAGGAGAAATCCTGGCTTCAAACATGGGGAGATCACGTTACAGGCGAAGCGGTTCACCTGAACGAATCACTTAATCAATGCTGATCATAAAAAATAAAAAAGCAGTCGTATTCAAACTGCGGCAACCAAGCCGAATCACGACTGTTATCCCCACCGCGGTGACTATGAAACACGAAGGCCAAGACTTGGTCGTCGTCCCACACAGGCCCGATGAGACCCGGGTCTTGCGAAACCTTGGATTCCAAGTTCCGGACCCGATGCCGCTGTACTACGAGTGGCCCAAGGTCAGTGGACGGTACGACCCGTTCAACGCGCAGCGTGAGACATCCTCGTTCTTGGTCATGAACAGCCGCGCCTTCTGCCTCAACGGCATGGGCACCGGCAAAACCAACAGCGCCTTGTGGTCGTACGACTACCTGCGCAAGACCAAGCAGGTCAAGAAGATGCTCGTGGTGTGTCCGCTCTCCACCATGGAGCGCACCTGGGCCGACTCAGTGTTCAACACGTTCCCCCATCTGGACTGCACGGTCTTGTATGGCAGCCGCGACCGCCGACTCAAGCAGCTCAAGCAGGACGTGCACATCTACGTCATCAACATCGACGGCGTGGACATCATTGCCGACGAGCTGGCCAAACGGGACGACATTGACTTGATCGTGATCGACGAGCTGGCCTTGGCGCGCAACCAGTCCACCCGCCGCTGGAAGACCCTCAACGCCATCTGCAACAAGCAATCTCCCCGCCGCGTGTGGGGTCTTACCGGCTCACCGACACCGAACTCGCCGACCGACGCCTGGGCCCAGTGCAAGCTGGTGACCCCAAACAACGCTTTGGTGCCCAAGTATTTCAGCGCCTTCCGCGACCAAGTCATGCGCCAGTTCGGCCCGTTCAAGTGGGTGCCCCGCCCCGCGGCCACGGACATCATCTACAACATGATGCAGCCAGCCATCCGGTTCTCGTTGGAGGACTGCACGGACTTGCCGGAGCAGATTCACGTGACTCGCGACGTCGAGCTGACCCCCGAGCAGGCCAAGGCCTACAAGGACATGATGTCCAAGCTCTCCACCGAGTACGCCGGTGGGCAGATTCTGGCGGTCAACGAGGCGATCAAGGCCAACAAGCTGGTCCAGATTGCCTGCGGCGTGGCCTACGGCATCAACGGCGAGGAAGTGGTTATACCGGCGACACCGCGCATCAACGTGCTCAAGGAGATCATCGAAGAGTCCGAAGGCAAGGTCATCGTGTTCGTGCCCCTGACCGGCGCGCTGGAGTCCGTAGCCGCTGAGCTGCGCAAAGAAACCACCGTGGAGATTGTCCATGGTGGCACGAGCAAGAACGAACGCGACCGGATTTTCGGGGAGTTCCAGAACCTCGACGAGCCCCGGGTGTTGGTGGCCAACGCTGCGGCCATGAGCCACGGCCTGACCCTGACAGCCGCCACGACCATCGTTTGGTACGCCCCAGTCCACAGCAACGAGGTGTACGAACAGGCTTGCGCTCGGGTTCGCCGCCCGGGCCAGACCCGCTCAACGGTCATCGTTCACTTGGCCGGCACGGAGGTGGAGCGCAAGATTTACAAGCGGCTGCAGGAGAAGCAGTCGATGCAGGGTCTGCTGCTCGACATGGTGAAAGACGACCCAGAAAATTTGAAGGGGGGTGCTTGACAATTCATCGCTATTCATCTATATTCACAACATCACAGGAGTTAATCAATGAAAATTTCAGAAGCAGTTGGCATTTACATCAAGCTGCGCGACAGCAAAGCGGCCATCAAAGCCGAGTATGATGCCAAGGTAGCGCCCATCCAAGAAAAGCTCGACCAGCTCGAAGTCAAGCTCTTGGAGGTATTCAACCAGTCTGGCATGGACTCCGTCAAAACGGAGTTCGGAACCGCGTACTCCACCGTGCGCACCAGTGCCAGCATCGCCGATCGTGAGGTCTTCATGGAGCATGTGAAGGCCAACGAAGAGTGGGCCCTGTTGGAGGTTCGCGTGTCCAAAACGGCCGTCGAGCAGTACCGAGAGTCCCACGATAACGAGTTGCCTCCAGGCGTCAATATCCGCGAAGAGCGGGTAGTCAACGTCCGCCGCAGCAACTAAACTACCCATCCCCAGGAGCTAAATATGAACATCATCCCATTTGACCAATCCGGCAAACTGCCCGCGTTCCTCAAGTCTTTCGACATCGCAGCGCTCAACGCTGACCTGACCTCCCACGCTGGTGGCGGCTTCCCCGTCATCTCCATCAAGGGCAAAGTTTTTGCCGTGGTGCGCGATGGCGAACGCGTCGTTCTGCCCAACCCCAAGGACCCAGAAAGCCCCGCAACCAGCATCGACGTGGTCTTGCTCAAGGCCAACAAGGGCACCAGCAAGGTGTTCTATCTCAAGGGCTACGACCCCAAGGACAGCGAAGGCGCCAAGCCTGACTGCTACTCTGCTGACGGCATTGCCCCAGCAGCCGATGCCCAGAACCCCCAGGCCAAGAAGTGCGCTACCTGCGCTCACAACCAGTGGGGCTCCCGCGTGACCGAGAAGGGTGCGACTAAGGGTAAGGCTTGCTCCGACACCGTGCGCATGGCCGTGGCTGCTGCTGGACAGGTCAATGACCCTATGCTGTTGCGTGTGCCCCCAGCGTCCATCAAGGCCTTGGGTGAGTACGGCCAGATGTTGGCCAAGCGCGGCGTTGGCTACTCCATGGTGGTCACCAAGGTTGCCTTCGACCAAGAAGCTGAGTCCCCCAAGTTGACCTTCAAGCCCGTGGGTTTCTTGGACGACGCCGGCTTTGCCGAAGTGCAGGAAATGGTGTCCTCGGACTTGGTCCAGAACATCTTGGGCGCCAGCGCCATGGCAACCGAGTTCCAAGCTCCGGCCGCGCAAGCCCCCGAAGAAGCCCCAGCCCCGGTTGCAAAGCCAGCGGCCAAGGCCAAGCCTACTCCAGTGAAAGAAGACGCCCCAGCCCCTGTGGCCAAGGCTGCTCCAGCTGAAGTTGTGGAAGACGCCATCGACTTTGACCTCGGCGGCATCAGCTTCGACGACTGATAGGTTCGGGCCGAAAGCTGCTTCTGTGCGCTGGGGGTTCCCGGCGACGCAACACAGGGTAGTGAGTAGGCCCACCCGCCCCCTTTACCGGGGGCATTTCTTTTTGGAGCGGGCATGGGCACCCTAGAATTCTTAAACCTGATAATGCCGCAAGCCGGTGTACGGTTCGCCGTCATCTTCCGCGAGCACTATCCACAGCCCCAACACAGGGCGTTCGACGACAACGAGTCGCTGGCGAACTTTGTGCGCGAAATCACCGAGACGGAGCCCGAGGCTTCGGTCTACCACGCATGCGCCACCTACAAACAGCCGTTCCTCGAGTCACAGACCGAGGAAGGCAAAACCCGCAAGAAGTACCGCGTCGCAGATAACTGGCACAAGGCCCAGTCGTTCTGGGTGGACATTGACTGCGGCCAAGAGAAGTTCGACAAGGGTCAGGGCTACCTCACCAAGGCAGACGCTGCCAAGGCCATCATGGCTTTCTCGGACCGAATCAGCTGGCCACGGCCTATGCTGGTGGACTCTGGCTATGGGCTCCACGCCTACTGGCCGCTGGACCGAGCGATCAACCATACCCTGTGGGGCGACATGGCGCGCGCCCTGAAATCGGCATTGGCTTACTGCGAGGTGATCGCAGACCCCACACGTACAGCGGACTTTGCGTCCATCTTGCGCCCAGTCGGCGCGAGCAACAACAAGCACGGCACGAGCAAGACCGTGACCGCCAAGAACACCGTGACCCCGGGCGACGTGGTCGCCATGGCAACCGCGCTGAAGTCCTTCGTGGTCGCCAACCCCGTCAAACAGATCGCCGAACCCAAGCGCACCCAGGTGGCCAACCTGGATTTGAACAGCGACCTTACAGCTCACTTACAAACGTACCCCGACCTGCCGGTGGACGCTGACCTCATGGCCAGCCAGTGCAACCAGGTCTTTTTGGTCAAGAGCACCAAGGGTGACTCCAACTACGAACAGTGGCGCGGCGTCATCGGGCTGCTCAAGTTCAGCGAGAACGGCCGTAAGCTGGCCAAAGAGTGGAGCTCGGAGCGCGGCAACACCGGCCACAGCCAAGTGGACTGGGACATACGCTACGACACCTGGGAGTCGGGCCCCACCACCTGCGACCACTTCAAGAGCTGCAACCCGTCCGGGTGTTCCAACTGCCCCATGAACGGCAAAGTCAAGACCCCGCTGGTGCTTGGCCGCTACGCCCCTGAGAGCGTGGAGACCGTGGCCGAAATCGTGGACGACAGTGGCAGCACCGTGGAAGTGGAAGTCCCGGCCAAGCTCGAGGGTTACGAGTGGGACGCCGATCGCAACATCCTGTACCGCAGCCTCAAGAACAAGGAAGGCGTGTTGGTCACCCACCCGTTCTGCAGCCAGAACTTTTACCCCACCACCCGAATCCGTAGCGAAGACGGCACGTACCGCATCGGCATCCGCATCCACATGCCCAACAAGAAGGTGCGTGACATTGAAATGTCCTCCGAAGCCATGGCCAGCCAGACCGATATGCTGCGCGCCTTGGCCAAGTACGAGCTGTTTCAGACGAACCACAAAGACGCAGGCATCCACATGGCAGCTTACCTCCGCGACCAACTCCAGTCTCTCAAGAGCAAAGTCGAAGAAGTCAACACCATGACCACCTTCGGCTGGAAGAACGACAACACCGGCTTCCTGATTGGCGACCGCCTGTATCACAAGGACGGCTCGACCCGCAAGGTTCTGGTCGGCGGCAGCGCGGCCAAGTTCGCAGCTTCCCTGTTCACCCCCAAGGGCACGGTCGAGGGCTACGCCGCGGCGCTGAACTTCATGTACAACCGCAAGGGCGCCGAGCACTGGCAGTACGCCGTGTGCTCTGGCTGGGGTTCCATCCTGACACCGTTCTGCGAAGAGCTGTACAAGGGCCTGCTGGTGGCGCTGTACGGCGGTGACTCGGGCAAGGGCAAGACCACGGTCTGCTACGCCTCGCTGTTCGCGTTCGGTGACGCTGAGCGCATGACCCTCAAGTCCAAGGAAGGCTTCACGTACAACGCGCTGTGGGCGTTCCTGGGTGCGTACAACAACGTGCCGGTGCTGCTCGACGAGTTCACCAATATGGAGCCTTCCATGTTCTCCGACGTCGCGTACGGCGTGTCCCGGGGCGAAGAGAAGGTTCGACTGACGTCCAAGGGTGGCACCGTGGGTTTTGCCGACACGGCTACATGGAGATTGGCACCGTTCGTGACGGGCAACAAGGACTTCCACGGCCTGCTGGCAGCCAGCCAAGCCAACTCCCAAGCCGAAGCCGTACGCCTGATCCAGATCAGCGTGGACCGCTACCAGCCAGTGTCACTGCACGAGGACGCCCAGATCGAAGCCGAGATGGTGCACCAAGCTGTAGACGGCATGAAGGCCAACGCCGGATGCGCCGGGGAAGCCTTGGTCAAGTATGTCACCACTCACCAACGGCAGGTGGCGGACAAGGTGCGCAGTGCGCTCAACGACATGGTTCAATACATCCCCGGTACCAAATACCGGTACTACCGCAACCACGCCGCCTGTACGCTGACCATCGCTCAGATTGCCAAGGACCTGGGAATCATCGACTTTGACATCGAGGTGCTCAAGGAGTTCTCCATCAACCTGCTGCGCAACTTGGCCGAGACTGTCAACGAGACCAACACCGTGACTGTGGAAGATGCGTTCAGCCGCATGGTGTCTTCAATGGCCAACCGCATTGTGGTCACTGGCGAGTATCGCGACCGCCGCAGCACCTCCGGTGTGGAGACTCCACGCACTCGGGTTATGGGGGAAATCGCTGGCCGCTTCGTGCTGGGCAACAACCGTGGGAAGTCCGAGTTTGCCGGCTGGCTGATGCTGGCCCAGAAGGACGTGCGCGAATGGTGCGTGACCAACCGCACCGAGTACAACGCCATGCTCGACCACTTGGAGCGCGAGGGTGCCCTACTGCGCCGGTCGGAGAAGCTGACCCTGACCCGTGGGACAGACCTGCCCACCATCCAAGCGCGCTGCATCGTGGTGGACACCCGCAAGCTGGACAAAGAGCACTTGACCCTAGTGGTCAACCAGTCCGATAACGAAGCCATGACAGGTGCTGTATGATGACACTGCTATTTGCCATGATAGCTCCTTGTGATGTTGCAGCCCGGGCTTCGGCCCGGGTCTTTTTCGGAGGCGCAGCATGAAACTCATACTGGACGCAAAGGGTTTGGCAGAAGCGCTGAGCATGCCCGTGGGCACAGTTCGCCAATACGCCAACAAGCAACCCCACAAACTGCCCCCACAAATGGAAACGCCCACCAGAAAGCTCCAGTGGGCGGTCAAGGACGTGGAAGCCTGGGTCGAAGCCCAGAGGCAAACACAGTCGGCTTGATTACTTCATTGCCGTTTTCATGCACTTGCCCATGGCCTTGCACTTAGCAGGGTTGGGGCAGCCTTTGCATGGCTTGAACGCGGCTGTTTTACCAGCAGCTTTTGCGGGGGCCTTGGCCATCATCACTTTTTTACCGTACATCATAAGAATCTCCAGTTGGGGGTTAGCGGAACTTCGCGGTCTTTGCAGCTACTTTTTTGGGTTGCGCTACAAACTGTTTCCCCGCAGCTTTGCCAGCGCGTTTCGCACGCGTTGTTGCAGCATATTCAGCAGGGCTAAGACTTTTAATCGCAGACTCAGGTAGATACCTTTCGCCCGTGTCAGATGATCGTTTTCCACTTTTGGTTCTCCAGTTTTGGTTGGTCCACTCTTTGAGGGATTTCTGAGGGGCTTTCAATCTCGGTACCCCCCGCCAGCGGCCTTATATTTCTTGGCCACCAGCTGCGCTTTGCGGGCTGACCACTGGCCAGCGGCGGTGCCTTGGGTAGCAGCGGCTTTAACCTGGCTCACGATCTTCTTGCGAAGCTCGGGCTTGGTGTAGTTGCCGGCCGCATTGACCTTGGATTTATTTGCCATCATCAAACCCATTGTTGGCTATGGAAAGTCTGTCAAGCTTGCGCTCAATACGGTCGAAGCGGTCCATGAGTTGCGCCATGTCGGCGCGGAAATCTGTGCGGGTAATGTGGTCACGGGCCACTTCTTCCCGGGTGCGGTTGAGCAAGATGCTGATGCGTTGCAGCTCAGCAAACTTTTCCTTAAGTACAAACCCTAAGATTGCGACGATGGCCGTCAAGCCCATGTTCCAAAGCATCATTTCCATGATCAGCAGTTCCAAGCTTTGAGTGAGAGGGCCTTACGGGTAGGCTTGCCCTTCTCGTCTTTCATGGGCCCCGGCATACCGCTCATACGAGCGCAGAACGACTTGCGGCGCGCTGCGTCTTTCTCGTTTTTGGGGTTAGGCGCTGGGGGCTTAAGTCCTGGCTTGCCAGGGTTGGCGGCATTATAAGACGCGCGCCCCTTGGCGTTCAAGCCGCCTTTGGGGTCCTTGCCTTCTTTACGAGTCCAAGCTGCTGTCTTAGCCATGATTACCTTTCGACAATGTCCTCAACCATACCGCGGCTGGCACGGGTGAATTGTACCCCGCCAGCAGTTTCCCGTTCACGTTTTGATTGCTCACGTGGGGCTTTCAGCAGGTTGGACAGTGGCTGGCGCTTCAATCCGGCACGAACTCGGGCTTCTTGCAGCTTGTTCCAGTCGGCGCGCGCCTCGGCTGCAGCTGCGGAGTCACCCTTGCGGATGGCTTGGCTGTAGTCGTTCTTGAGGCGGCTGGTACGGTCGGTGAAGCGCTGCTCGACGTCGCGTACTCGCTGCTGTTTCTCGTACATGGCGGTAATCTGGGCTGGCGGGATGCCAAGGGCCTGGAACAAAACCTCCATGGTGTCGAGTTCGTCTGCTGGCAGGATGACGTCGTTGTTGCGACGGGTAGCCCCGTCGGTACCCAAGCGATAGGCCTTGATCATGTCGCCCAAACCCTTTGGCAACACCAGCTCCATACCCTTGAGGTAGTCGCCGTTGGCCAGCAAACCCAGACCGTCCACACCGCGCACCACCATGCCGCCGGACGCGCCAGCAACCAAGGTGCCCAAGCCTTCGTAGAAGCCCGAGCGGGTGGTCAGGTCGGCATTGGAGAACGGCATGATCGAGAGCATGTTGCCCGCACCAATCTTGCCCGAAACGTCCGCGCCACCCAAAGTTGGAACACCGCGCAAGACCATGTTGGCCAAGTCGTCGTCACCGATCAGCTTGCGGATTTCGTCGGTCAGGTCGAACGCTTCATCGTCGTCACCGAACACAGCGCCCAAGGCCCAAGCGACAGCTGCGTAGCCGGGCAAGCCCATGGCACCAGCCAGCACACCGGTGTGAGCCAAGCCAAAAGCCAAGGAACGCAAAGCCGCACCGCGCTGAGCGGGGTCAGAGTAGGCTTGCTTGATCATCTTGGCGTACCAAGTCAGCTGGATAAGCTGGAACTTGCGGAACTGCAGCGCGATACGGCCAAACGAGGTATTGAACGCCCGAGGCGCGTTAAAGCGGCTGTAGTCACCATGGGTCTCGAGCAAAATGCGCTCGGCGTAGTCGATGGCTTGGTCGGCGGTTGCGCCCTTCTTGGACATGGCCAGACGGTAAGCTGCAATAGCCGTGGACAAGCGGTTGATGGCTTCGCCCTTCTGGACTGCAGCGCGCAGACCCTTGTCCACAGAGTTCCATGCGGCGCCGAAGCGGCTCTCACCGTCCACCTTGAACTCACCCAGTTCGGTGTCGATACCGATGTCCACGCGACCGCGGTTGACCAGCTGATTGATGGCGTTCTTCACGTCCGCTGGCACCTTGGTGAAATCCAGCTGCTTCATCAGCGAAGCCGACTTCATCATGGGGGCCAGCTCGCCGTAGGCCTTGAACAGCTCTGCGTTGACCTTGGCGTAGCTGTGATCACCCGCCATGGCAGGGACCGACATCATGAACGGCTGGGTCAAGTTCTGCAGGTAGTACGCTGGGCTGGTGGCCAAGAAGTACACCGACGACATGCGGGTGAGCTTGTCCAAAACTGGCGTGTTCGGAACTTCCAGCGAGTCAGCGTAGCGGCGCACAATCTCGTTGAGCACTTCGGACTTGCGGGTGCGGTCACCAGTCTTGGCCTCTTCGCGCATGCGGTTGAGGTCTCTGGAGACCTGCTCGCTGTACTGGAGCGAAGCCAAGAAGTTGGCGTCGGCGCGACCCTGGGTGCCAAACGAGGCGATCATGTCCACTTCACCGTCCACACCGCGGCGCTTCATTTCCGACTTGCGAGCACTGCCCTCGGCCAAAGCGTCCAGGTACATCTGGTTGATGATGTTGAGCAACGGGCCGGACTCTTTCTCGCCAGCCCTGACTCGGCTGTCCACGTTGGTGCGCAGCTTGGAGAGCTGCTGCAACGCGCCTTCGTTGGAGAACAACTCGTCGGTCACCGTGTCGCGCTCGGCCAACTGGACGTCACCGAAGCCACCTTGGTCTTGGAGCTGCTGCATCAAAGTGCGGCCGGCGTTCTTGCCGTCCACGAAAGACACGTGGTAGTCGTCACCGCTGGCTTGCAGTTTCTCGAGTGCCTTGGTGTCGCCGGCGGCTTCAGCAGCCAAGTACTTGGGTGACTTGGCGATGACCACGTAGTTGCCGTTGCGCTTGATAGGCGCGTATGGACGACCCTCGGTGATGGCGAACAACGACTCGTAGCGCTTGAGCGACAGCTTCTTGGCTGTACGCAGCTCGGCTTTCTCTTTGTCGGTCTGGGCAGCGGCGATCTGGGCGTCAAACACCGACGTGGTGTTGTCGATCACAACAGACTTCTTGCGAGCCAGCATGCGGTCACCATGGTCAAACATGGCCTCGATCAGCTTTCGCGACTCTTTGGACAGCGCATTGAAGCGCGCCTTCATCTCTGGGTCAGCCTTGGGGCCGTAGCCCCACTTACCCGTGCGGGTGGAGTCAAAAATGAACCGGTTGACGCTGCCATCACCAGTACCGCGCTCGGCCTGGGGCACGTCGGCATACAGGTCCAACACAGCCTCAATGGCACGCTCCTCTTCGCGGGTAGCAAAGTCACGAGCGGACAGCGAGCGCAGCAAGTTGTCGGCGGACTTCAGGCCGAGGCTGGTAGCGCGCTTGACCAAGTCCGAGGTGAACATCACCTTGTCGAGGAACTTGCCACCGGCGTCGCTCAAGGTGCCCGCGATAATGTTTGCTGGCTGCTGCACCTGCTTGGGCAAACGGTTGATGTTGTTCAACCTAGTGCCACGGGGTTGGGCACGGGTAGCTTGGTTTACGCCTTCAGGGGCGTTCTTGCCGAACTTCATCCCACGCACCCTTGGAGCCGGACCTGTGCGTGGCATTTCCGTAAACTCAGGTTGCGCTGGGCGGTCTGCCTTACCAAGCATCCAATCAGGAGCGAAACGCTCTAAGTTCTGACGGCCAGCAGCGTCAAGGCCGGTTACAGCAGCAGGACGCAATGTTGTGTCGGTGCTAAACCGACCATGCTGCAAGAGCGCAAAAATTGATGGGCGCAACTGAGTAGCGTCGCTGCCGCTTAAGGCGTCAATGTCTCCACTCTCCAAGCGTTGCAGCACCGTGCGTTCAACACCGTTCAACGGAGCGCGTTCTTTGTAAGTCTCGAGCTCTTTATCAAGCGCAGCTTGGGCCTCTTCGCGTTTGCGGGTAGGGCCTTCGTTGTTCAGCAGGTTGTCACGAGCATCGCCCTTGAAAGCGTCCCACAACTTTTGCGGCACAAGCTCAAACGAGCGCACAACTTTGCCGTTAACCACGAGGTCAACCACACGGCCACCTTCACGGTCGCGGAGTTCGGGGGCAGCCTCAGCCGATTCTTCAGTACCGAACTTCATGCGCTGACGGTCAGCTCCAGCTTGGGCGCCCACGCGGAAGATGTTCTTGTCGTCGAAGACAACGATGTTGCGCGTCTTAGGCAAAGACACCAAGCGGATGCCGTCGGCGTTTGCATTCAGCCATGCGAGCTGTTTGCCTTCGTAGGATTTATCGGCTTCTTTCTGCGCACGAACCCGATCTGCGGCGACATCTGCTTTGACCTTAAATCGGGCAGCGGAGTCGGCGTAAATCCCAGCGAGCATTTCCGCTTGCTTGGCAACTTTGGTTTCCAGTTCTGCTTTGACGTCGTCAATACCGTTGCGCAGAACGTCCCTCAACAGGAGAAACTGCATGGTCTTGTCGGAGTCTTTGTCGCGGTACTTGCGCATCTGGTCACGCAGTTCGTCGCGGTTGTAAGTTTTTCCATCAAAGGAAACAGCGTCTGTAGCAGAACCGCGGCTGCGAGCATCCAAGAAGCGAATGCCGTCCAAACCGTTGGCCTGCAAGTAGTGGCTGGCTGCTTCGTGGAATTTACCTCGGCGGACAGCCTCGTCAAATTGTTTGTTCTGGCCCACTGGCAACGTCAATGCGTCGTTCATGATGAGCTCGCTCAACAAGCCAAGGCTATTTTCCCCGCTACCGATAAGGTCTTGGCCGGTCAGCTCTTCAACGTCTTTGTTGGTTCGGTCAGTGATTTCATCGGCGTGAGGGTCAAGCAACTCCATGAGTTTGTCAGCCACGTAAGGCGACTGCTTGATAACCGGCTTGTCGTAGTCCAGCATGCGCTCGTTGTCGACAGCGGTGTCGACGCGCATGAGACTGCCTTCTGGCACTACAAGCTCCCCAAAGAAAACTACCGTTTCCTGCTTACCCTGCGGGGAAATCAGGTCGAGGCTGTCTATACTGACTTGGCGCACCGCGTCCGCCACATCACTTGCAAAAGACTTGTCGACCACTTGGCCAGCGCGCAGCAATACGCTTCGGTCCAAGGGGTGAATTACGTCTTCCGCAAGCTCCCACCCTTGGTAGTTAGCAAGCACGTCCATAACATTGAGGTCTGGGCGAGCGGTCTTTCGTCGGACATCAGCCGCCCAATACCCCTTGGCAATTCCAACCCGCTCGGCCAAGTACGTGCCCCAGCCATAAGCAGTTGCGCCTTCGCCCGACCCAATGAACTTGTTGCTGAAGTTGCGGAACGCAGCAGCCGTACCGTGCCAAGTGCCGGCGATCTCCAAGCGAGCAGCGCCGAAAGCCAAGTTGACAACGTCTTGCGAAGTCATGGACTCAGGCTTGACGCCGAGTGCGCGCGCCGCAGTCTTAAACGCTGCCCACAAGGTGCGGAACCAGTCACGCAACGGACCAGACTCTTTGCCGGCTGCTGTGGGGTCGATGCCAGACTCCATGGCTTCTTCGATGAAGTACGCCAACAACTCGGAGCGCTGGTCTTCTTTGGGGGTGCCCGCAGCCATGACGCGAGCCGCGGCAGCATTGGCCAACTCCGCCTCTGTGGAGCCGTCGTCTTTCTTTGCCCAGTCGAGGATTTGCTGAGTCAACTTGTCGTACGACTTTTTCGACAGCAGGTTTTCCAAGCCCAAGTGGGCCCCGACTTCGTGCATGAACTTGGCACGGCCAGAGCCTTTGTTGATTCGGTTGGCAATCAGGTACGCACGACCGTTGGCGGCCACGCCGTAGGCTTGGTTCAACGCAATGCCGGCACCTGCAATTTGGACGTCGCGATCGGGGTGGTTGAGCAGGTCCTGAATAGAGTCCACCACCAGAAGCTTGCGGCCTGGGATGTCAGCGCGAATGAAGGCTTTGATCTCAGCCAGCAGCTCCTTGGCTGTGTATGGTTTGCGCGCAGGTACGTCCATACCAAACTTGCCGTCGGACATCAAGTTGTTCACAGCAGCCAAGTTCAGGCTGTCGCGGTTGTTGAGGTCAGCCAGCTGATCTTGTTGGGCCTTGGTCAAGCTGTCAAACGTAGGAGCGCCGGGGATGCCGGCAGTGACTTCGGCGTAGCGCTCTTGAGTCGTCAGGACTTTGGCTTCTGTTTTGGCTTGACCTTCTGTGGCAGGCTTTTCGGCACGCCGTACTTGTCGGCCCACTTTTTGGCCAGTTTCGGCTTTTGGCTGAACAGGTACCCCTGCTGCGCTTGGCTTTTGAACGGCATTGATTTTCTCCAGTGGGGCCAGCTTAACGGACAGCTCACGCGTCTGGCCGTTTTGGAATTTGATGGTAGCTGTGGTTGCGTCGCCGTTGCCGGCGAACTTCTCGATGACGCCAGTGCCCAATTTGGGGTTGACCACGGTGTCGCCAACTTCCAAGCCTTTGCGCTCGGCTTTTCGTTTGGCATCGGCTTCTGCCACGAGCTTCTCACGCAGAGCTTTTTCCTGTGCGCTGAGTTCGCCCTTTTCAGGTTTGGCTTCGCCCTTCTTGGCTTTCTTCTCCTCGATATCAACCTTGGCGGCTTCAACGCGCCCGGTGAGCTGAGCAGTCAGCGCTTGCACTTGAGCAGTAGCAGCATCCAGCGCTACGCTTGGGCCTTGGGCAGCCAGTGTGTCAACGATACGCTGGGCATCTTTTAACTGGGCGTCGAGCTTGAAGAACGCGTCGGCCGCAGGGTTGCCCTTGGAGCTTTCCTCTTGCCAGAAACGGCTGCTGTCCTCCACAAACCCGGCGTCCGGGCTAAGACCTTGAGCTGCCAACCCGGCACCAAACACGTTGGGGTCGTTGACGGCGCGCTCGGCTTCGGCTTCTTGCTCGCGCTCAGCGCGCTCGGCAGTTTCGGGCTTGCGGGTCTTGCTGCGGTCAGCAATGTCAAACGCATCCAGCACTTGCCCACGGGTCAAACCAGCAGCCTGGCCGGAGCTAACCAGCGTTTCGGTGTTGCCGATTTTTCTGATGGCAGCTGCGGTCACACCATACTGAGTGGCCAGGGCTTGAATAACAGTCTCACTGACGCCTTGCGCAGAACCACGCGTAGCGGCCAAGTACGCCTCAAGAATCTGACGGTCACGAGCAGGGTTGCGTGACTTGGCAAAGCGCGCTGCAAGAGCGGCCTCAATCTGGTTCTCGGTGGCAGTTTCTTCGTCAACCCGTTGACCGGTGGCTTCATCCTCGAGGGTAGACGCCAAGTCTTGTTGCCCGGTCATGGCAGCAATGTCCAAGCGGTTTTGCTCTTCCTCGGACAGGCCCATCACATCGGCCAAACGATCGACTGTTGGGGCTGGGGTTATCCCTGCTGCGGCGGCAGCTGGTGCCGCTTGTCCTTGCGTTTCTGTTTGCTGGGCTTGAGGGGTCGTAGGGCCACTTGGGATTCCTTGAGAAAGACCCACCACGGCCGGAGCCGCAGTGGGTAAAACCCCAGCGGGCTTTGGTACGCCGGGGACCTCGGAGACAACGGGAGCCGCTGCACGGCGGGAATTGATGACTGCTTCGTCCAGCATCTGGAGCGCACGAGTAAGCTGCTTCTTACCCATGGGGCGCTGGGCGGCAAACGTAATGACTGGAGACGCAATGTCAGAGTCCAAGGGGATGCCGGCCTGCTCTATGGCGTCCATCAGCTGCAACGCAGGCGCCGTGGGCACAACACCCAACGTGTCCCGCAAGAACAAAGCCCGTGGGTCGCGCAGCGTTTGAGTAGCCGCAGCCTCTGCCACAGCCGTTTGACCTGGTTTGTCCTGAGTCAGGTCCAGCACGCCGTTCTGCATCTGGTACAGCTCGCCGACGGTCAGCTCGCGCTCGATGCCGGTTTCTGGGTCAGCACCAAACTGGCCGCTAGGCTCGTTGAACGCGCCCTCAAAGTTCTTGACGTACTTCTTGGGGTCAACCTTTTTGCGGGTCAAGCCAACGGCTTGGTTGATAGCCTGCGCGCTGGTGCGGCCTGGGGTCAGCAAATCTTGGTCCGACAGCTGTGCAGTCAGCCCTTCTTCGGAAACCATCTGGGCCAGCGTCTTGTCACGGTTGGCCAGGGCCTCAGCGTTAGCGCGCTCTTCCGCTTCACGCAGGGCTTCGGTGCGAGCGTCCTCAATCTGGAGCTGTTGCTCAAACCAAGCGTCGACGTTTTGGGGGGCGATGTTCTGGCGCTGCGCTTCCGCCATGACAGCATCAATGGCCTTCGCACGCACTTGTGGGTCGGTGTCTGCACCGTACAAAGCCTGCTTGAGTTCTTCGCTGCGGCGTGCGCGAATGGCGGAGCCGCCAAAGTTAAATGGGCCGAGCAGCAGGGCCATACCGAAACCAGCCTTGGCCGACTCCGCAGCAATTTGACCTGCGTCTTCAGGAGCGGCGCCATAAGCGCGCTCGATGTACTCTGTACCCACGTCCTGAATGGCTTCCGTGGTTGGCTGAACTGCCAAGTTGGTTGCGTAGGCGCGAGCAAAAGGCGCCAGAACTCGGGTGTCTGTGAGTCGGTCAGCAACTTGGCCAGTTGTCTTAGCCCCAGTCAGCCCGCGAGCCAGCGGTGCAATCGTGCGCGCGCCAACAAAAGACGCAGCGGCTTCACCAGCGCCCTGCAACAGGCCAACGCGACGAGCGGCAGCACTGGCCTCTTCTTCAGAAACACCTTGGGAAATGAGCTTTTCGTACGTGTCTTGAGCGCTGGAAGTGCCGAACAATCCGCCAACGGCAAGAGGGGCAACCGCTTGGCCGCCGGGCACAAAGAACAAAGGCACCGAAGCCGCTACGGGGCCAAGGCCACGACCGCCGGCGACCAACGCTTGACCAACAACTCCGCGGCCGCGCATATCTGGCTGCCAGCCGGGGGCGCGCTCTTCAGCGCTCTGAACCAAGGCTTCGCCAGTTTCGGGGGCAATGCCGGTGTATTTCAAACCCTGGCCGACCATGCGTGGCAAGTCCACGGCAATGCCGGCGCCAAACTGACGGGCCACCTCGGAAGCTGTGCCGCGAGGAGCTACGCCAAACGCTGTCGAAACTTCTTCGACCGAAACCCCAGTCCGCTTAGAGACCTCACCAAGCACCTCGGAGTCACTTGCGTCTTGAAGTTCCGGGAATGCTTGGCGGAGTTTATTGAGAGCAGACATGCGGTCCTCTATCAGGGTTGGGGTACCCCGCTATTTTGCACGAAAACTGGCTTAGAAACCACCAGTAAATCTGTCAGCTATCGAGTCATCGGCCCCCACCGACTCGCTCCGTTATAAATCGCTCCCGCTGGGCGTTAATTTGGTTTTCTAGGTTATTTGCGCGAACAGCCTCTCCGCTACGGCGGAGTTGGCGCACCGCGTCGTACGCTTGGCGCACCCGCGGGTCCTGCTCAAAGGCTGTAATAGCGGCTCGACGTACGCGGGTCTCAGCCTGCACGCCTGTTTGCTGCTGTGTAACGGCTTGGCCAACTTGTTCACGCGTTAACCCTGGCGTAGCCCTTGGTGCAGCTCCCGAGGTGGCCGTGGCCGGGCTACCCGTTTTCTTGGATGCGTCGGCAGCGTTTGCCACCATAGCGTCAATAAGACGGTCCGCCGCAGATTTGTAGGGGATGCCAGCTGCTTCCGCCCGGGCGATAGCCATGGCCTTCATGTACGTCAGTGGCTTGCCGGGTGCGTCTGGGTCTTCCATGCCGCTGTCGATCATGCCTTTGGCCATGGTGTTCAGCTCGGCAATCGTAACCGGGCGAGGGGCCTTCTCACGTCCAGCAGTCAACCCCAACTGGGTATCCTTAAACGCTCCAGCTTCGGACGCAGCGATAGCGGCTTCAGTTTTGCGGATACCCAGCAACCATTCAGCCACGGTGTCTGGCTCAACGGCTTGTTTGTTGAGATATGCAGTGGCCTTGGCCTCAGAACTGAACTTCTCTGTGGAAATGGTTTTGCCGTCTTGGCCAACAAAAGACAAGCTCACACTGCCGTCTTTGCCACGGGTAGTTTTTATACTGGTGGTGGGGTCAAAACGGTCGTCGGTGTTGAAAATGTTGACGAGGCCATCCAGGTTTTTCCCCTTGATGGTGTTCTTGACTTCAGCTTGGAACTGCTTGAGGTCGTTTTCCTCCAAGCCAGTGATGGTGGAAGTTACCTTCAACAGCTGGTCATCGTCGAGCTTGAACTGGCTACGAGCGGCGTCTTTGATTTCCTGCACCGTCGCATTGGGGTTCTCAGCGCGCCAAGCGTTAAGGTCGTCAATCTTTCTCTGCGATTCCGCAGCGCGCTCACGATCTTTTAGCGTCAACTCGCCCAATTTTTGTTGTTGGTCAAACTGGGCCTGAGCACGTTTTTCTTGCGCCAGACTGCGCTGCTGTTCAAACGCACGAGTCTCAAGCTCATCAGCCTTGTCAACTTCCCCGTACTGGCGGTACACACCAGCCAAACCCTGGACGCGCATGGGCTTTGCAGCCATCTCAGCTTCCCCACGCGTGCCGAAGTTCTGGGCGCGGCTGCCCACGGAGTAATCAGGAGCCGTCAGGCCTTGGCGGCGCTGGAGTTCGGCAATACCGGGGGCAAACTGGTTTTCGATGCGCGCAACCTCCTCTACAGAGCGGCCTTGCTCCAGCGCCTCCTGCCCAGCCTGCATTTGCAAGGCCCGCACTTGTTCAATGTTCTGCCCGAGCCCCTGGCCATAGGCACCCTCAGTAACACCATAGCGCTCGGACTCTTGGCCAAGTTGAGTTTTAAGTCGCCGTTGTTTGCTCTGATCGTAAGCGTCAAGGGCGCGTTGCGCTACTGCACTGCCGGATTGAAAACCTGCTGCCCATCCCATAGTGTTCTCCTTAAACTTCAATCATCTCGATGCCGAGCAGGTCGTAATCCACGGCCTTGTAGCCGTTGGACATTTCTATAACCGCCTCCGGGAAGACTTTTTCCACATCGTCGGCCATGACGCCGAGGAAGCGGCGACCGTCGCCACCCTTGTACTCAAACTCGTAGAGCGGCAGCATGGTTCGCTCGTCGCGACCCACCAACTCGATGTTTTCTTTGAGGCGGCGGTCAGAAAGGTACGCGCCCCCAAGTGTCGCGCCAGCTCCCAGAACAGCACCGTACATTTCTTGTTGGCCCTTCATGCTCTGGCCGTACAAATCAGACTGAGAGCTAAGAATGTTGCCCAAACCGCTCTGGAGCATGTTGCGGCCGGAACCGATGGTATTTGCACCTTGGCCCATACCCTGCATGTACTGGCCGCCGGGGGCCATAGCTGTCTGCATACCTGCGGAGCCCGCGCCAACAGAGCTGCCATACGCGCCAAGGGTCTGACCGGGCAAGCCGCGACCAAGAGCAGCAGCGTTGTACAGGCGGTTCATGCCTTCGCCTTCGGACTGCAAGCGGGAGCCGGTCATGGCGCCAGCGCGCATAGAAGCCGCGCCCAAGTCGTTCATCCGCGCCATAGAAGCGCCAGAGCCAGGGGCTACGCCCATGCGTGCAAGGCCGCGGGCAGTTTGAGCCTGGGTGCTACCAAAGGCGCGGGCAGCGTCAGCAGCGGCTTGACCGGCCAACTGTTCCCGATACGCCCCGGTGTCAAACTCCTGCGCTCGTCGGACAAGGCCTTCCTCTACCGGGGCGAATGTTTCTAAGTATCGTTCTCGGTCTTCTCGACCCATCTGCATGAGTTCGTTCTGGGTGGCAAACTGCTGATCAGCAGCGCGTTGCGCCAGTGGGCGCATTTCCTCGTACTGGCGTCTGGAGAAATCCAGTTGCTCACGGCCGAGGCCGGCCATGATCTCTGCAGACTCTTTACTGGCTGCCGCCATAGGGCCGTAGTCTGGTGGTGGTGCTGATTTTCCGCCCATGTTTACTCCTTGCGCAGCCAACGACAAGTGTCGGGCCACATTACCAAAACGTGCATGTCGGCGCCCGGTGCGCCGTCCTTCATCACAAACTCTTCTTCAAACCCCAAGTGCTTGTCAAAAGCCAAGATGTGCGGCTCATTGGATGGCACCATACCTGTCAGTCGCTTGAGCTTGCAGTGGTTGAACGCATAGTTGCACACATGGTAGAACATTTCAACCAACAATTTCGTCCGCTTGCTTATAGCGATATGACATGTAGCGTTGGCTCCGTTGTAGTTGTTGATCACAACCCCAGCAACGATCTGCCCATCAGCCTCAATCCCAATGGCGTAATACTCACCCCAGCTCCCGATATGCCCAACTTGCTGCGCGACCCATTCACTGACGGGCCCGGGTTGGTCAAATACGAGTTGTGCCATGGGTGAGTATTATGCCTGTACTCCAACGGCTAGTACAGCGTTGTAGCGCTTTTGTCGGTCCTCAAGACCGATCGTGCCGCCGTTAATCTTTTTGGTCAATGCCACGAAGTCGCCGGAGTCAGCAATCGGACCGCACTTGTTGGTAGCCCAAAACCATGCGGCAGACAGGGACGCACCCCCAGGTGTCAGCAACAAGTCAGGGTTGGCCACCAAGTCCATGCCAAGGGCTTGACCACACCGGGTGTAGTTGTCCTTGCCGGTAAGCTGCTTCAAGCCACGGCCTCGGAACTTCCAGCCTTCGCCGGACTCGATGTTGCCGTTGGCCATACGGTTGGCGTAGACGGTGTTAGCGATCAGTTCCGGCTGGCGGTGCAGTGCCAAAGCGAACTTGTTGGGCTGGTTCTTGCCCTTGACCTTCACAGGCTTCTTGTCTGGGCCCATGACAGCAAAGCGACCGGGCCACACAGCGGCCATGGTGTCGGCCGAGTAGTTCAGGTTCTCAGTCAGGGTCTTGAATCCAGCGCTCTCGTGTGCACACTGGGCAATCCAGGCGGCTACTTGGCGTTCGGTGTTGATGCCGAAGCGTTCAAACGCAGCTTGCACGTGGGGGAGCCAGCGCTCAGCCAGCTCCTTGCTCACGCCGGCCGCAGTCAGATGGGCGATGGTTGGGGTCATTTGATGGCTGCTTTCAGTTTGGCTTCTTCACTCTTGTCCTTGCTACCTTGGCTGCTGCCAAAATAATAAGAAAGGATTTGAGTCACAGCAGCAGACAACACACCCAAGATGTAGATCAGGATGTCTTTGGCTTCTGGCTGCACGTTCACGAAAATCAAAATGGTAAACAAAATGAACGACAGACCGACGACACCTAGCGCCAAGAATGGCGTCACCACCTTGTTGATGTAGGGGGCTTTTTCGTTCGTGGCGATCTCGATCTCGCGGTTGCGAGCGCTGTCACGGTCCTTGGCGTCGATCTCAGCCATGAACTCTTCGTGCTTCATCGCGGCTTCTTGCAAAGACTTGGTGTCGTCATCGGTCATCTGATCTTCAGGCTTGAGCTTAATGCCCAGCTTTTCCTCAACAGCCTCGACGCCTTTTTCCATGACGGCATCAGCTACCTTGGGCAGGCCGCGCTCGATCAGGCCCGAGACGATGGACATCACGGCAGGGTTCATCAACAGTGCTGGCAACATTATTCGGACTCCTTCTTGTCTTCTGGGGCGTCGCCGCTAGAAGACTTTTTATTCATGGCCAACAGGGTGCCCAAGCTGCCGACGATGAACGTGGCGATGGGAGTGATCAGTTCAAAAAACTTGGCGTCGATAGGCGCCATGCCAGTCATAGGCTGAGTCACAAAGACCAGCGAGTACAGCACCACAGCCATGATGCCCGTGAGGGTCAGGGCCAACGTGCAGCCGATGATGAAACGCAAGACGGTGTCGAGATCATTTTTCACTGGGTTCTCCGATCAGATATTTGGTGCAAGTGCCATTGGCTTCGCACGCAGGGGGTTGGCAGGATGGTGAGTTGAAGTTCGCCGGGTCTTGACATGGGTACCTGAACGAATCAGAACACCCAGCCAGCACCAGCACAGAAAAAATAATCAGTGTTTTCATTCACGCCCTTTCGTAAGCGACCAAACAACCTCGACCATCCAGTAGATGACGTACAACAAGCCGATCAAACAAGTTGTCCAAAACGCATTCATCAGCAAAGCCATGCGCCGCTCGCGCTTGGCGATCTCGATGCGCACACGTTCCTTCTCGGCCTCTTCACGTTTGCGCTTGGCATCCGACTGAAACTTAAGCCAATCCGTCCAAAGACCACCACGGCCTGAGTAAATCATCATCTGCTTTAGCTCTTCCTCTTGCTGCTTAAGCTGCTCGAGGGCAATGAACTCCTCAAGGTCACCGCGATCTGAGCCACCCTTGGCGTTGACTTTTTTCTGCAGTTCTGCTTTGCTGTCGAAGAACTGATACAGCGCCTGCCCCGCTTGGAGGATATCGCCCGAGTGTTGCACGGCCTCCTTGATAACAGCCATGGCTGCATTGGCGGCGGCAAGCTCGAGCAACATTTATCTACCCAGTGGGTTTGTGGTTGCGCGCTTGAGGCCGGCCATCTCGTTGCGCAGCTGTGCAGCGATAGAGTCCAGCTCTTTCTTCAAGCTGTCAAGGCGGGTCTGCACTTCACGGTTCACCGACTCGGAGTTCACCACCGCGCTCTTGGCAGTGGACTGCGACTCACGGGCCAGCGCGACAGCGTTGGTCAAGTTCTCGGAAATGCGGATGAGCGCATCGGCCGTGGACAGTTGGCGCTCCTTGGCGGCTTTGAGTTCAATCTCGAGCGCGTTGACGCGGGTCTTGATCTCCGCGTCGTCGTATTGCTCCAAGGCCTCGACCTGCTCAATCGCCGTCATAGCCCTGTTGTAGAGGGTTACTCCATAGTATCCCCCCGAACCTAGCGCGCTGATCACCGCTAATAGCCCGGTAATCATCATCGTTGGCGATAAGCTCAACGAGAAAGTCTTGCTGTCTTCGGATGTCATCGGGCATCTCCTGTGCAAAGGTCAAGGTTTCGATAATTGTAGGCTGAGGCGGCAAAGCCCCAATCATGGTCAGCCTCTGTACCAGCGCGGCTGCCCGCGCACCACTCCCCGCACTTTGAGCTGGTGCAGCTGGTGCCTGTGATGGGGCAGCGGATGGCGAATCGCTGCTGGTCGCCGGCGCTGGCTCGGATGAGGTTTCCGCTGGCTTCTCCGCTGGTGCTTCGGCCGGAGCCTCCATGGGGGCTGGAGGTGGCGGAGCAGGCGGCGCCGACATAGGACTCACTGGACTGACCGGTGACAGTGGGTTTGTGGGGTTGGTTACTGACTTGGTGCATGAATCACCCGTTAAGTTCCACTGGCCCCAGACCGCTTGGCCGTAGGGGTTGGGGCAGACGCTTTGGCGCGTGTAGTTTTTTTGCCCGACGAAGCCGGCTTGGCAGGCTTCTGTTTTGGCTTCGCTGCTGGTTTGGCAGGTTGGCGGGTTCGGGGTGCAGTTGCTTTGGGTTTGCCAAGGTCCCCAGACGGGCTGGCCGTAGGGGTCGGGGCAAGTACTTTGTCGGCTGCTGGTAACAGTCCCAGAGGTATTGGCAGGGCAACTACCCGACTGACTCTCGGTGCTGGTTTGGCAGGTAGGCGGGGGAGGCGGTGGTGGGGGTGGGGGGACGTAGTTTCCGCAGAAAAGGGATTGCCAGCTTGGGCTGTAGGCTCCGGGGACGCAGGCCCAGCAGTCTGAGTTGGCGACGCAATAGCTCTGCCCTTGGGCGTTAACCATCCACGGAGTCGTGCAAAAACAAGCCCAAGCATCACTTGGCTTCCACAGCAGCAGCAACAGGAGGAGTCCAATTCTTGCCATACAACTCCTTGAACCGGTCAGGGGTTAAAGCCCACCATGCGGTGCGAGCAGGGTCACCAATCGAGCCACCGATGGGGCAGGGGCTACCACTCATCTCCATCGCATCCCACACGCGCTTGTCTTGGCACAGCATGGCAACAGCGGCCACCTTCAGACCTTGGTCAGACAGCGCCCGGGCGAGCTTGATGCGTTCGCAGTTGGCGTCCGTGATGGTCGTGCCGCCGGCAAAACCGATGACCGTGGAGCTGATCGCGCCTGAGACCGGGATGGCACAAATGTCGTTGCCCATGGCGTTGACCGACGGGGCCATGGCCGTTGGGGGCGGCTGACCTTTGTAGTTGATGGTCGTGTCTTGTGCGTAGGCCGTGGTGGCCAACACCATGAACGCAGCAAACAGAACGCGCTTGAAGGTACTCATTGGAGCCTCGCGGTGATGGCGTTGAGTCGAGTGATGACATCAGCAAGGGTGGCCGTAGCCGGCAAGGGCTGTAGCCTCTCCACGTTGCGCGCCTGGGCAGTGATGGAATCAAGGTTTTGCTTGACCGCGGCAGCAAACTGGTCCACCTCGAACTGGCCAGTGTTCACGACTGGGATAGCAGACTTGTTCATCTGGATGCCTGCGCCAGTTCTACCACCGAGTCAGCGATGGTGACGTTGTAGATCGGAATCGACGTCGTCAA